ATGTACAGGACGACGTCATTCCCACCCAACAAAGAAGGTCGTGATTTTGCGGTGGGCGACATTCACGGACACTTCAAACTTCTAACACAAGCCTTGGATAAGTTGGATTTCAATAGCGAAGTGGACCGTATTTTTTCTGTGGGAGACCTCATCGACCGAGGCCCCGACTCCATAGACGCATTGAACTGGCTTGAAAAACCGTGGTTCCATGCCGTGCGCGGCAACCATGAACATATGCTTATCGAGTGCATCTCCGGCCACGGCGACATACCCAGGCATATCCGAAATGGAGGGGCTTGGCTCTACGAATTACAGCCAGACATCCAGCGTGAACTCTTAAAAGCTTTACAAGCACTCCCATTGATCATTGAAATCAATTTATCAAGCGATCAAACAATTGGAATAGTCCATGCCGAAGCCCCTGTCATGAGGAGTAACGATGGCTGGCAAGAAGCTAAAGACGCTATTACTGGAAAATCGGGGAAGCAGCATCAGCGGCAAGCCTTGAAAACAGCGTTGTATACAAGAGAGAAAATCGAGCAGCAAGACCACACGCCTATTAAAGGCATCGACCGGCTCTATGTCGGGCATTCAACAGTGCCTGGCGTCAGGCGCTTGGGCAATGTTATATATATTGATACTGGCTGCGCATTTTCCGACGGCGCGTTAAGCTTGGTGAACATCCAGACTGAAATGATCGCCAGTATAAGCATGAGCGAAGCGCGCCCTTAATAAACACAGGGCAGATGTTCCGAATCCGGAACGACCAAAACGATGCAGCACGGCCATTCGGACCCGGCTCTCCAAAGGAACTCAACAATACGTCGAGAGGAGCAGTCCACGGTTTTTCAGTAGCGTTTGTAGCCTGCCCCTTTTTCGCATAACTTTCGAGAAGCGCCGCTCAAAGTTTCTCGAAACTTATTCTTCTATGACTTAATAACTAGCATGATCATCGGGATTTGACTGAGCATCAAGAAGCCTCTTCACCTCATCGGCGGAATTTTGAGGCAACGTGAGGGTCCCACCCGTTTGACTGCCCCCTGGAATGGCCGCCCCGGATAGTCCGGATCGTCAGGAGAATATTCGCGGATAAAATATTGCTTATATAGAGTATCTTGACTCATGACAACCTCCTCAAATTAACCTAATAGATTTTTCCCTACCGCCCTCATGACGGCACAGTAAAGATTGAAGATTGAAGGTTGAAGATTGAAGGTTGAAGGTTGAAGGTTGAAGGTTGAAGGTTGAAGGTTGAAAAAATATTGTCACAGAAGATTACGACGCGGAAGCGTGTACTTGCGCGAAGTATCGCAAGACGCATAGTTAGAGCATTGATCCCTATGGCTACGAATCCTGCCCTTTCACGAGATGACATATTGTCCAAGCTTCTCGCAAAAGGTGTCGGACACACAAGTTAAAAACCAGACAACAGACTAATCAACTTGTGAAGCTTAAGAAATTGGTGGCTGGCGGAGGACTCGAACCTCCATCTACCCCTCGAATACCACCTAAAATCCAGGTGTCATTCGAGGGAAGGCTGCGCCGTAGCGCAGCCGTAGGGCGCATTACCGATTATGCTAACCAGCCTACATTTTCGAAAATAGCTCATTCGCAGAATAACTGTCAAGGAGATATTCTTGTTGAAGATGCTGAATAATTCCTTTAGCTCGCCTATCCCCGGTTATTCCCTTATACCTTTTTGCCACCAAAGGAAGCACATCTTTTTCTGGATCTAATGACTTGACACACAAATCTAGAATCACCTGCTGCCAGACTTTCGACAACAAAATCATATCCTGACTATTCAAACTTCCCGGCTGACTTGGAGTGCATCCATACTTAGCGGCTATATTAGTAACTTGGGGTTGACCGAAAGAATACGCCGCACTAGCTTTGCCTCCATGAAAATTTTCGTTTCTTAGCTTCCTATAATAATCAATTATCGCAACATCCCCAACATCCACCAGCTCGCCCATCGCCACATCATCATTCACTATCGTAGAGGAGTCATTCCTTGAAGCATATAAAACGCGGACAGTCTGTCGTAAATAATCTCCCTCCACGGCAGCTGTAGGTTTGCGCACCAAGGGCTGCTTTCTTATTTTTTCACACGCAACTTCAGCCTTACCATTTATAAAAGCTATATGAGAAACATAAACAAACTGTTTCGTACGATCCAACTCTAGCTGATCTAAATACAACCTCCCATACCCTAATAGCTTTGCCTTTGCCGCTATAAACTTGGAAGGACTTACACTAACTTTAGCATCATCCAAGAAAATCCTAACCGATGAGTCCACAATAGCCATGTATGGATTGATGCTACCCAACTCTTTCTTCAACTCAGTAAAAATTGCACCTGGCGTCATCACACCCTCCACCCAAAACTTTAAAGCCCAAAAGAAGTTCTCAACTAGTCAAAGCAGGCATTCCGCTCATGGCGTTTATTTTATTGATAGCATTCACAAACGAAATTAAAAAACCATCTCGACCTTCCGCCACACCACAATAATAAGTTATATACTCTTTGAATTTGAGCTTATCTTTGTCCGCCCACGACTTACAATTCGCAACTGGTGTTTTAGCCTCATCCATAACATCCTTAACTGCTAACGACTTAATACCCGCATCCTTAAACTCACCCAAAAGACGCTCGCGTTCTTTTTTAAACTTTACGAAAAAATTATCATCATTTTCCAACTCCAAGATAAACACTATAATTCGCCGCTCAATTGCCAATCCCTGATCATCAGGCAACGTCAAATAGAGGCTTTTATTTTTATATTGTCAGTCACTGTAGCGGGTACATCCCCATCAAATAAAACCAGGCTCCGTTCAAGTAGCAACGGGTAGTTCACACACAAGGCACGTAATGCGGAATAAGATGTACCCGGACCATTTTCCTGTTTATTCAATGACGAATGAAACTCAACACAGCTTAATATTTTTCTCGACTTTATTAGTTTTTTTGCAAAATGGACAGCATGATCATCCTCGCAAAAAACTCTTATTTTTCTAGCTTTAACAGCCTCTTCTGGATCCTGAAGTGTCAGCTCTTTGTATGCCAGTTCATAAGGAGGATTACGAAGAATCGGATAGTTTCCGTCCACCGCGGTAGATTTGCTAACAAAATTAACTACTATTCTATCTTTCTTTAAGTTCTCACCATGCTCCAAATAAATATGAGAAATCAGATGGAGCGAATGCGTTGATACGATCACCTGAACGTTGTACTTACTCGACCAGCGCTGGAGATAATCAAAAAGTCTTAATTGAGCAACAGGATGTAAACTACTTTCGAATTCATCTATACAAAAATCCCATTACCCCCACCATTTCTCCCTTTAAAAGAGCGCCTAAAACCTAGAAGCCTATTGAATATAGCCCCCAAATTATCCTCCCCCGAAGATATCGAAAGCCAATCATACCTCGCGCCTTCTCCTACAGGGGCAAAAGTTGTCTTGACATTTTTTTCGTGCACGGGAGTAAACTGATTATAATCAGTACTTGGCAATACCGTTTCATAGTAGTCCTTCAGATCAGCAGCTTCTTCGGGACTCAAATCAAGTGACGCCGCCTTATCCGGGACGGCCTTAGTATCAACCAAAGGATACAGTCTTTTCAAATTTAGAAAGGACGTATTATATGCAAAGTTACCATCTCCCTTTTCAGCGCCAGACACTACAACTCGATGGCGATTAGTTTTATCGCCAACATAGTACATCGCCACAGTTTCTTTCAGCATTATCCCTTTGTCCGTACAAAGGATCAAGTCATATTCATACCTATCCCTGTCGAAAACAGGAGACAACTTAAATACTTCTTTTAATGGCGTTTTCAGAACCTTGCCAAAGACATCTTGAGCCTCACTATTAAAGGGGTGCGCTATCAACCCCATCAAGGATGTTTTCATCGTCCCATTACGGCCAGAAAATATCGTAATGTTTTTCCCTAAAAAAACATCTTGATCCTGCATAGTTCTAAATCGCTTAATCGCAATACCTGCGATTGAGGCAATAACAACTTCCTTGTTTTCTGAATAACCCAGCTCAATCTTAGTTGAAGCCGAAGGAAATTTTTTCATCCCGGAGAGTCTCATTATGACAAAATGCCACCACATTACACCTTTTGCACATAATTGGTCAAAATTGAAATAACAAAAGCCCAGCGTTTTTTAGAACTCAGAACAGCCTATCAAGCAAACTGGGCTCCCAATTCATAATCACCAACTCCCGACTCACTTCTGCGTTTCCTTGCCGTTGATTAGTGGAACTGTAGCGAATATCCAGCGTCTCTAAGTAAAAGCCCTCAAACACCCGCCGAATGTCTGGGTGATCGTTAATGCTCACCATCACCTTGCCCTTGCACCGACGCATGAAATAGGCCATTCGCTCGTAGTTTTCGAACGGAAAGTCCACCCCATATCCGGCTGTCTGCCAGTAAGGCGGATCCATGTAGTGGAAGGTATGGGGGACGGTCGTAGCGCTCTGCACATTCTAGCCAGGGCAGGTTTTCGACGTAGGTGCCAGACAGACGCTGCCAGGCGGCCGAGAGATTTTCCTCGATCCGCAACAGGTTGATGGCTGGGCCGGTAGTGGCAGTGCCGAACGTCTGCCCGGTGACCTTGGCGGCGAAGGCATGGTGCTGCAGGTAGAAAAATCGTGCGGCGCGCTGGATGTAGGTGAGGGTTTCGGGGCGGCTCATCTTCTGCCACTCGAACACCTGCCGAGAACTGTGCGCCCATTTGAATTGGCGCACGAACTCTTCGAGGTGGTTCTGCGCCACGCGGTACAGCGTCACCAGGTCGCCGTTGATGTCGTTGAGGACTGCGACCGGTGCTGCCTGAGGCCGCATGAAGTAGAGCGCGGCACCGCCGGCAAAGACTTCAACGTAGCATTCGTGAGGTGGGAACAAAGGAATGAGGCGGTCGGCCAGGCGGTGTTTGCCGCCCATCCAAGGGACGATGGGTGTAGACATAGATAGCAAGACCTTTACTGTATGGATAAACAGGTGCCAGCTTCGCCGCGCTTCGTGCACGGAGTAAGAGCCTTGGCTGGACTTGCAGGGACAATCTGCAGGGACGGCGGTAGGGTTGGATGTTGACGCATCCAACCCGGCCGCTCTTTTTCACTTCGGTGTTGAGACTTCTTTTACATAGGCCTGACAGGCAGCCAGGGCGATCAGTCCTTGGTCGCCGGCATCGGTGATGCTGATAATTCGTTGAGCATGCGCCGGGTCAAGTTGGGCTCTTGTGGCTCCATGAACCACGCTGCCGGTTGTGGTGACGGCTGACACTGTGCGGCCACTGGCTGCATCGGTGGCGTCGAGTAGGACTGACAGGCGCAGATCAGCAGTGGCAAGACGGTCGCGCAGGGGACTTTGATCACGTCGGGCATCGTTTAGGGCTCGGTAATGTGTTTGTTCACTGGCTGAAAGCCGCTGCTCCAGGGCGAGACGTTTGGCCTGCTCAGCTTGTTGCTGCGCTGCAGCCGCCAGAGTCTGTTGGTTAAGGCTTTCCGCCTGAAGGCTGGGTTGTTGCTCCAGCTGCCGACCGTAGCGCCAGTCCTGAACTTGCCAGGTCCGCGCGGCAGATCCGCCGGCCAATGCGGCCAGCAGCACACCGATGGCCAGCAGCCGATACGGCACCGGGATCAGGTCGACGAGACGCATAGCACCGCCCTCGCCCGCGCCCACAATTCCAGCCGATCCGCCAAGCCATTGAGGCCGCCATTGATCTTGCGGGTGATCGCCTCAAACTCATCGCGATCTGCCAGCGCGTTCAGCTCGCGGACCCACCAGAACCATGCAGCCGACTCGGCGGCCCATTGCGGCAGCTCGAGCAGCTCGGGGGTGCGCAACAATCGCTCATCACCAAACAGAGCCAGGCTGCAGCGCAGGTAATTGTTGCGGCCGGTCACCTGAATCAAGCCGCGACCGCGATAGCGCTGGCCACCTCAACCGTGTCCACCGCGTAACGCCCCTGGCGCGCCAAGGACGTTTCGGCATAGCCCTGGTAGATCTCGATAGAGCTGCCACGCCGAGGCAGCTGCACCTCGCCGTCACGGTCATCAATGCGCAACTCAAACTCGTCGGAGTCCATACCTGGCTTGTCAGAGGTGCGCAGCAAAAACGACCTATCATTGATCAGGGTCGTGATATCGGCGCCATCGGCAACGATTCGAAAAGTGGGGGTCATGAATTTTGTCCAAAAAAAACCCGCGCAAGGCGGGTCAAAAAACAAAGTGTCGCTACGCGTAACGCAACGGTCTGTCGGCGGCGGAATCGCCCAAGGTCAATCCCACAAGCTAATCCCTTCCTCGGTCGGGCTGGGCAGGTCCGGCAGCACGATCAGCACCCCAGCGCGGTAGGGCTGGGGTTCATCCGCCAGCCCCTGATTCGCATCCAGCACCGCCTCGGTGCTGCCGTTCAGGTGGCCATAAACGTTATGACAAATGACATTGAGCATGTCCCCATCAGACGTTCTGCATGTCGTCGCCATAGCGCGCAAACTCCAGAGTGAACCCTTGTTTACGGGGAATCCCGCCGTGCATCAGCGCGCCCTGCTCCTCGTTGATATTCTTCAGGCACCAGGTCCCAATCACTTCGCCATAGCCCGTGGTCAGGGTCAGCGGCTGAAGCCTGGCTCCAATGCTGCGCAACGTGTCGAGCTGCTTGAGGCCACCCTTGAAGCCCGGGTAAATCGTCCCTTTGAGCGTTAGCTTTTCCTCCCCCATTCCTACGGCCTGCTGCGCCGGACGGCGCGACAGTCGCTCCTGTGAAGCCCAGCGAAATTCGGTCGAACGGCTCAGCTCGTCGAAGGCCGCCGTGTCCAGGTTGAAGTAGTAGGGCTGAACTTTGGGGTCACGGGGCTGGATGATCAGCAAGTGGGGAAACAGCTTCACCGCCTCCGGCGCCGGCGTGGCATCCACGGCAAAGGAACTGGTGGGCACGATGTTCGCCAACGACGGGCTGACTTTGCCGGCGATGTTATTGATCGCCGTCGCCGCCTTGCCCGCCTGTTCCTTCAGCGTACCCATGCGCATGCTCACCCCTCGCGAGCTGTACCGCGCTCAGAGCTTTCCCGACAACTACGTCATCGACAGAGGACACGACGGTCGGAAGTTCAGCAATAAGACGCAGGTAATGATGGTGGGTAATTCGGTTTCGCCGTGGCCAATGATGACGTTAGTTGGCGCAAACAAAGTTGAAGTAGATGGCGATTTGATAGGAGCGGCAGCATGAATACACTTTGTTTACTCATGGCCCAATACCATAGACAGGCTGTCATCCCGCTCAGTCGCGTTTGTGCTGATTACATGCACCTGACTGTTGAGAGATTCAAACTGAAATGTATGTCAGGAGAAATAGACATTCCAATTGTCAGGCTTGGCGCCAACAGCCAAAAGGCAGCCCTTGGCATTCACCTAAGAGATTTAGCCGATTACATCGACAAACAAAGAGGCAAGGCGACTAAAGAACAAAAACAACTTATGCGCTAACTCAAATACGAGCTATATTTTTTTGCAGCCTCAGAGGGATTACCAATTCGCATTTGTAATCCCTCAAAAAATCCAATATGATAAGCGATTTTCTAGAGAATAGTCAGATGCTTACACCGTTACGCTATCCCGGTGGCAAGGCCAAGCTTGGGGCCTGGCTTGCGCACCTGCTAAGGAATAACAATATTCAAGATGGCTCGTACATCGAGGCATACGCCGGCGGCGCGGGTGCAGCAATTTATTTGCTGAGCAACAAGTATGTAAAAAACATATTTATCAATGATATTGACCCTGCAATTTATAGCTTCTGGAACTCCATTACCAATGATAGCCGCAGCTTCATCAAGCTTCTGTTTGAAACCGAAGTCACTATCGACGAAAGGGAGAAGCAGCGAGAGATATATTTCAACCCCCTAAAACACACTGAACTGGAATTAGGCTTCGCCACCTTCTTCCTTAACAGAACCAATCGCTCAGGCATTATAAAAGGGGGAGTTATTGGGGGGAAAAACCAGGACGGAAATTACAAAATTGACGCCCGGTATGCAAAAGAAAATCTAGCTAAACGCATCCTAGATATAAGCGAAATGAGATCCAAAATAACAATTTCGTCGGATGACGCCATAAAATTCATGAACAAAGTTCCGCACAATGCGAACTCATTGATAAACCTTGACCCACCGTACTACAAGAAGGCCGACCAACTTTACTCAAGTTTTTATACGCACGACGACCACGTACGCATTGCGCAACTGGTACACTCAATAAAGACACCAATCATTGTGACGTATGACAACTGCGAAGAAATTCAAGAAATTTACGAAGACCACAACACATTAACATTCAACATCATTTACTCAAGCCACTTGGAACGCCCCGCCGCAAAAGAGCTTCTAATCTACAAGAATATAAACATCGACCCCTTACCGTTCACATCAAAACAGATAAGCCCAATTAAGGAGCCGAGCACAAAGCAATTAAGCCTTAGCAGCTAGCAACTGCCATAGCAATTTCAAGAAATGATAGAACTCATCCCAAGTTTTTATAACATCCGCATCCTTGGGATTAAACATTTCAGAATGAATAAACTTTTGCATAGTTGGCACTGTCACGATCGAATTTTGCGCCATCAACTCGACCTTCTGAAACAGATCCGACCCTGTCCCCTCTACTAAAATATTATCATCAATCAACTTTTTTCGAATAAATCTAAGCATATCCTTTATTGAGGCACCATCAATACGCCCCTCCTCCATCAATTCGTTTCTCCTCACGAATGCCCTGAAGGTACTTTCAACAAAGGCCCGCACAAGCATCATTCCCGCTATCGGACACTTTTCGACAGTCTGAAGCTCTTTATAGATATCTCTAATTTTTTGTTCGCTCGTGGGCATTTCCAGAGGATGCAAAGCCCTAGTCACATACTTTTTCCGCAGAGAGCTGTGAGTTGCGGGTGTCGTACCGTTCTTCCCACCCTTTACATCCGCTCCCCCAGCCCCAGGAGCACCTGCTTGCGCAGGACCTACTTGAGGCTTGCCACCTTCCGTAACACTGATACCATTTCCGCCAGGCTGGCCGCCGGCCTGCGGAGATGCGGGTCTTGCACCAGGTCCATTGCCGCCCGGCACAGGGTCCACCACATCAACAGAATCCAACTTCATTTCGTGCCGAATCGCATCGATATACAGGTCACGATTTGCCGCACCCATCAGAGACATTGTCCCAGGAGTATCTCCACGTTTAACATGAATATAGCCAGACTCAATATCACCAATAATTTTCTTAACGATCACAACCGCCGTGAACAACGGCACCACTGGATAAATATTATCCTCACCATCAAATTCGAAGCCAAGTAACTTAATATTTTTTGCCGCACTAAAAAACCGGCCCAAAGTAGTAATACTAAAATTATCGGGAACCTCTAAATCATTTTCATCAGCCCAAAGCATGAGTTTTGCGGCCTTCCAATATGGCCCTTTCTCACCAATCGAAATCTGATAGAACTCTTGCTGTAGAGACTCCCAGTTCTTCCGACCTAGCCCGCCATTTTCACCGGTATGGGCTCGCCAAATATACGCGTTAATTGCCTCTTCACTTGAACCGACCATGCAATCAACCTTGCCGATTAGATTGCCGTTATCCTCAGCCGTCTTCGCAAGCTTAGTAAATCGATCCCTGGAAGCTTTATCAGGACAGAGGTGCGGCCGATTCAACAGCTTTAGAGCTGAAATCCGACGATTTCCATCTCTAACTTTATATTTATTTCCGTCTTTGTGAACCACGATATGTTCGATGGACAACCCAGCTTCAGCGATATCCTTGGCAAGCGCAAAAAAAGGCTGCCCGTACGAAATCATTCGAGCTAAAACAGCATCTTGATCTTTGGCGAAACCGAGACGGGGGTTTTTCTCATCCAATGTCAACAGATCAATAGAAACCGCTTTCTTTTCCTTGAACTCAGCTCTCATTTTTAATCTCAGCTATAGGCAAAATTTGGGTAAAAAGACAGGCCACATGTCTTTTTAACATCACGAAACAGAGAACATACTAATTTTGCCCACTGCAAGCAACGACCCACCTGACCAAAAAGAATGTGAAATATTTCGTCACCTCTTGAGAAGGCTAGCTTTCCATTGCCAACTTTTATAGGAATCCCCCCTTTCTCTCAGGTGCGTATAGCGGCGTAATGAGTTCCAATCACGATGCCCTGAAACGCTGGCCACCCTCGGAATATCCCAATCCATTTCAAACAGCCGACTCACCCCGTCATGCCGCAGATCATGAAAATGCAGATCTTCAATGCCCAACAGCGGGCATGCCCGAGTGAAGACTGCCGACACTGACTTACCGTTGTAGGGAAAAATCTCCTTCTCTGCCTTAGGCATGGTCTTCAGAATCGCCCAGGCTTCGTCAGGCAGATGGCACCAGACGTCGTTGCCAATCTTTTGCCCAGGATTCTTCATGTCCCGCACCAGAACGGCTTGCCGGTTCTCGTCAAGATCCTCCCACCGGATCCGCGTGATCTCCTCCTGCCGGCGCGTTGAGAAGATCGCCAAAGCGATCATCTTCGGCATGTGGATCGACTCCGGCCGGCGCTTCAGCGCCCCGAAAAAATGCTCCATGAGTTTATCCAGCTCTTCCAGGGTAGGCCGTCAGTTACGCTCCTTGCTTTTGCTCACCATGCCCAGCTTGCGTAACACCTTGCGCGCATCCGGCATGGCCAGCGGATCGACCTCATAGCCCCAAGCGGGCCGAGCCACGGACAACACCGCACCCAAATGCGACAGATCGTTGCCAACGTCTGCGCCTGAACACTGCCGCCCTCCTTCCCGATTCGCCACTGCGCGAACTCCACCAACTTCTGGCTGGTCAGCGCCGAATCGTCGAGCTCGCCCAACCAGGTATCCTTGATCGCCTTCAGCGTGGCGTTCTTGGTCTTCCCTAGCTGACGGATCTTTTCGTATTCGTTCAGATACTGCTCGATCATTTTATTGATCGTCACACCCTTGCGGTTCGCGCGCTCGATGCCGCCAGGTTCCGCCAGCTCCGTTTCTCGCCGCTTGATCCAGGCCTGCGCAACCTGCTTGCAGTCGGAGGCTTGGCTTTCCTGATAAACTGTCGCCCCGTCCCGATTGATCCGTATCTGCGCTGTGCAGGCCGTCGAGTTGTCCTTGCCCTTACGTGATGTGATCGTGCCCATTTCCAGTTGCTACAGCGCCGAAGTCATTTGCTACATTGCAGCAAGCGACTTCAGAAACAGGGGAAAAATGGGTAGAAGCCTCTGTATGAAGACCAGCATCAATGAATTCTGAAAATCCTGTACTGCCCGTAAACATTAGCGTTGCCCGCTCTGAACCGTCCCGGCGCTTCAGTGTGGCCCCCATGATGGATTGGAACTTCTAACTCTACAGCCCACGTAGTACGAGCTTTGTAGCCGTGTCGATCAAGCTCCGTACCATTTTTGTACCAACCCCTGGCCCAAAGCATCAATGACCGGCGTTTTTCTCACTAGCTCCACCAATCCGAGGCAGCGCTACTGCTATGCTTAATTCCTTCCGAGACGAGTCGGCGATCATGGCAAGCGAATACTCACTGGCGGATGTTCTGTACAGGATTTATCAAAATCAGTTGGCCCTAGAGGCAGCAATAATGGAGCTGACGCTGTGGGCTGAACAGCAAGACGCTGTGGAGGTAGGTGAGAATATTCGAGGGGCACTCAGCACCATTACCGAAAATGCCGGACATATCAAACAAGGACTCGCCCGATTAAAAGGGGCGGGCTTCATCTAAATGGCAATAGCGGCTGTTTAGAAACCTACTGGTAAGGGTAAAGCCCTAGCCAAAAAACCTTACCATTTGCCCTCTCAGGTAAAGCCCTCCTCGGCGAACTGTCTCATGCGCATTGGCGCGCTGCTATGCTTGTCGCTCCCATCCATCGCAGGAGCGACTATGGCGACGCCGGTCACGACTTTGGATCAATCTTTTTCGATAGCGTGTGCGTAATAGCTAACCGCTTCCCCCATTAATCGTCGCCAGTCGTGCTTATCAATAATTCCCTGTTGCTTGAGATCATCGGCCATCCTAGTCAGCTTCTCATACTGCTTCTCGACATCCATTCGGATGTCAGGCTCGGCAAGCGCTTTGTGCCAAGCGGCTAAAGCCTGCTCCCTGCGGTCTTTACCCATCGTTGTAGCCTCGTCGTCACGTAGCGGTGTAGACATTAACGTTCAATGACCCGTTCCAAAACCAGCTCATCGTATGAGAACGTTCTCAGCTGCGGACGGCCAGTTTGGTGGTGTCCTCTCGTGAAGGCCACGGGCTTGCTCAATCCTATGACCGTTCGGATAGGTGTGGGGAACCGGAGCTTTAACGAAAAAATCGAAGTAGAAATCACAAGCTATTCCAGATTATGAATATCGAAAATACAGCCCATCTGATCAGTTTTTTACTGGAGCAAATGACCGCCGATATGCGATACGAGGCGGATGAGCTGAGCGGAGAGCGGGAAATCATTTTGTTCGGAATTCGGGAGATGCTGCAGCTCGGTCTGCTGACTGCAGAATGTGAATACGCGGAAATTTCCGATGCTAACGGACCGCTTTTGGCGTCTGCTTCTAATATATGCCTAACAAAAAGGGGGGTAAATTTTAAAAGGCATTAGGCCACTATTTACTTAAATCACCGCTGGAATAAGCTTGTCAGCTTAAATTCCGAGGTGTTGAAATGGACAGGTTGTCGAAGATCGAGATCGAGGCAGCACTGAGGGATCTACTCCCTGGGTGCTCAGTGGAATGCACCTTAAATTTCGACGGAACCGCCTCGCTTTTGGTAGCAGGTCATGACGGAGAATCTTTTGCCGTTGTCGGTCTGATCAGACACCAGTTTCGAGGCGAAGTAGGCTTAAGGAAGCTGGCTCGATTCATCTTTGAAGACATCGAATTGGCTCGCCAAGGCTTAAAAACTCATAAAGTGCAGGTGGTCTCGCCTTCATCCTTCCACGCTAAGCCTCCGCCAAAGCTAAAGAAAACTCTCCATTGAGCACGCTTCTGCGCTGAGCATCCTATCGCTACGTCTATGATGTGCGCTGAAGTAGATGCTTCATCGAGGCTATCAAGTCGTTTACGGCCCACGGTTTTTGCAAATATAGGGTTGGACCAGGCACTGATCCAGGAAGAAATTGATATCCTGATGTGAGTATCGAACCGATGGAAGGCCATTTGCCCCTAACCATCTTGATAAAATCCATGCCATTGATTTGCCCAGGAACGCCGTAGTCGACAATTACGAGGCAACATCGAACCTGAGATTGAAGCAGGTAAATCAAGGCTTCATCGGCCGATCCGAAAGCGACGGTTTCAGCTCCAATGTCTTCCAAGATCTCAACCATGAGTACACGCAGTGTTTGATCATCCTCAACGATCAATACTTCGCCTTCAAAAGGGCCAATTTCTTCCCAGTTTGTGATCATATTTTGTCTCTGCCAGAAACGGCTGGCGCATGCAGCCAGCACGAGCGGATGCTCCTCTATATCGCGATCCCAATATGATGAGGCAATGCTCAATTGAGCGTAGCGTACTCGACCGGTGCCGCGCCGTTTTTAACACCTTCCACAACCTCACCGGCTGACGCTTTGTGAACCAGTGCGTGCGAGTGAATGAGAAGGTGAGAACTGCGCAATCCTGCACACAGCTTCAGGCGGTGGCCCGCTCGAGGCATGTCCAGCGTTTTTATGTTGACCCACGGGAAAGAGGTTAGGAGGGTTAGTTTTTTACTCGCTGCCCTGAAAGCCTTGTCTGGTAAGGCTTCGCGAAGGATTCGCGAAGGTTAGTTTTTGGTTAGATTGTGGTTATTTCCTAACCTTTATTGGCGTTAAATATTCAGCTTATAAATTCTTTTAAATACAGTCACTTATGGATTCCTAACCTCTAACCTAACCCAACCTAACCCTTCAAAGTTAGGTCTCAAGCCCAACAAATACGGGCCCTCCAGCCCACAACATCCCTCTCAAAAAAAACCTAACCCTTTTCCCGTGGCGCCTCCGAAATCCGTACGCCTTTGCACGCGTATGAGCATTGCGAAAGACACCCACCTTCGCAGGGATCCGCAGGTATTCGATAGCCTGGATAAGCTCCGATAGCGCCCGGAGGGCTTGGTTACAGTGGGAGTGCAGAAGCGCGGAGAAAAAGACCTATTTAGACCGGAGGCGAGGTGGGGGGACGACGGCGCGCGCCAGGTTTGAAGCACGCCACTGCCCGCCGATAGCGCCCCATTTCGGTGCGATTTCTTGGGGACGAAAAAAAGCCGCCTCGGCGGGCGGCTCATGGATCAGCAGATCATCGACAGGGCACCTGCCACAGCTGGTCCAGCCTGGTCGTGTAGCTCTGGCTCATCATCTCCCGCCGCATGCCCCAGTCAGGGTTGACGGGCACGCTGGCTGATCGGAGTGTCCCTCTCCCCCATCGCCCGTTGATCTGGTCCAGCACAGCCATCAACTTCGTGGCGTCGGCTGGTTGGGAGGTGGCAAACAGGTCGTCGGTGTACTCCCCCTGCTGACATAGGTTCATCAACAGCACCTCAGCTTTGCTGTACTTGAAGCCCGGCCGAAACACGCGGTCGAGCGCGTCCACTGCTGCCTTGGTCAGCAGCCGCACATCATCAGTGGGGTACGGCATGTCGATCAGCACACCAGTGGCGTACTTCGCCTCCTCCGGGTTGAACATGCCGGTGCGGATGCTAACGCGGATCTTCTTGCACAGCGACTGCTGCGCCCTGAGCTTTTCCGAAGCACGCATCATGTATGTAGCCACCGCTTCCTTGATGGGTGCCAGGTCCGTGAGCCGCTTCCCGAACATCCGACTACAGCAGATTTCCTGCTTCGGTGGGTCCGGCTCGTCCAGCTCCAGGCACGGCGTGCCGGCCAGCTCCCGGGCAGTCTTCTCGATCACCACGCTGAACTTCTTGCGTAGCGTCCACGGGTCGGCCTTCGCCAGGTCCATTGCGGTCTTGATGCCCATAGCGTCCAGGTGAAGTTTCATCTTGCGGCCGACGCCCCAGACCTCGGACACGTCGGTGTTGCGCAGAACCCAGTCACGCTTGAACGGGTCGCAGATATCGACCACGCCGCCGGTTTCCACCTGAAGCCGTTTGGCGGTGTGATTTGCCAGCTTTGCCAGGGTTTTGGTGTGGGCGATCCCCACCCCAACAGGGATGCCTGTGCAGCGCAGTACCAGGCTGCGGATCTTCCGACCGAGGGCATCCCGGCCGTCGATGCCGGTCAAGTCGGCAAAGGCTTCGTCGATGCTGTAGACCTCGACGGCAGGCACCAATGATTCAATGAGCGTCATGACCCGCTCGCTCATGTCGCCATAGAGCGCATAGTTCGAAGAGAACGGAACGATGCCGTGCTTGTGCAGCTTGTGCTTGATCTGGAAATACGGTTCGCCCATCTTCACATAGGGCTTGGCGTCGTAACTACGGGCGATCACGCAGCCATCGTTGTTGCTCAGCACCACAATGGGCACGCGGGCCAGGTCGGGTCGAAACACGCGCTCGCAACTGGCATAGAAGCTGTTGCAGTCGATCAGGGCAAAAACTGGCTGGGGTTTAGACATGGCTGCGCACACTGCATGTAATGACGCCCCAGATCACCAGCTCGTCGCCCTCAAGCACGTACCTCGGTGGATACTTTGGGTTCTCCGACAGGAGAATCACCTCCTTGCCGCGAATGCAAAGCCGCTTGCATACGGGTTCGTTGTTCAGCAGCGCTACGACGATGTGACCGTGTGCTGGCTCCAGAGCGCGGTCCACCACAGCGAGATCGCCTTCAAAAATACCGGCGCCTTGCATACTCTCCCCAGCGATTGAGACCAGGTAGACATGCGGGGCGCGAATGTTCAGAACCTCATCCAGTGAGATGTGCGCTTCGATGTGATCCGCCGCCGGAGATGGAAAGCCGGCAGGCACTCGAAACGAACACAAGGGCAGCTTCAAGCCACCCGTGGCGATAGGGCCTAGAATTGAGAAGCTCATAACGCACGATTCCCAAAAAATACTGTACGAACATACAGTTAATCTTGTACAAATTTTCCGGTCAATTTGTATAGGAAAAATCTGACAGGCGGGATAGCCGCGTGCGAGCGGTTCGTCAAGCCGATACCCGGGCCCGTCCCAGCGATGGTGAGGTAGATCATCAGCAGCGGTTCGCGTGCGCCCCACGTAGACATGTTGATGGCACTTCGATATTGTTATTCTTTTGAAAATAAGGGACAAGGAATGAAGCGAAAACTTCAGGTGTTCATATCTAGCACTTACACAGATCTGATTGAGGAACGACAAGCAGCTGTAGGTGCTATTCTAAAGTCAGGTCATATCCCTGCTGGCATGGAGCTTTTTACGGCCGGTGATCGTTCTCAGATGGAAACAATTAACGACTGGATTGATCAATCAGACGTTTACATGTTGATCCTTGGCGGTAGATATGGATCCATCGAAAGCTCTACGAATTTGAGCTACACAGAATTGGAGTTCGACTACGCCGTCGCACAAAATAAGCCGATGTTTTCAGTAGTAATCAAGGAAGACGCGCTGGAAAGAAAAGTGCGCGACTGCGGAACGAATTATCTTGAAAAAGACAACCCAAAGGAACTGAAGGCGTTTCGAGAAAAAGCACTCGGAAGAATATCCTCATTCTTTGACGACCTTAAAGATATAAAGCTTTGCGTATATGAAAGTCTTTCTGATTATGCGGGAAGAGGCGAGTTAACAGGGTGGGTCTCAGCAAGCGAAATTGTCGATACCAAGCCCTTATTCGAAGAAATAAAAAAGCTATCGGATGAAAACACTGAACTAAAAGAAATAATTAAAAGTTTAGAAAGTCGCCCTTTACCCGCCCCAGCCAAGCCGGCTGGAGACACAGAAAAACTTTCAGAAATAGCGGAAGTATTAAGCCATCTTACAGTAACCATCCCAGCAACTGTAACCTCAACTGAAAAGGAAGAAGAAAACAGCCTTTTAGATATTTTTTACAACACACGAAGTAAATTAATACAAGGCGTAACCAACGCAGCATCAGGGGCGACTGACGTAAGTAGATTCCTTTATTTCAATATCTGCCCAAAGCTACAAATTCACGGCCTAACAGAGAACGAGAAGGTTACAGGCGTAAAATATAGAAGATACTTCGTGACTAAACTAGGATTACAACTGCTCGCACATATCGAAAAAGAACAAGTAGCTTTAAAGAAGCAGCAAAAATAAACCAACAGTAAAAGAACGCATTCGAAGCCGCCATGATGGCGGCTAATCGAATTTACCCAAAAAGTTCCGCCATCCAACATTCGCCGCAAACATATCAACTTCCAATTTATGGTTACGGACTCCACCGACTTTTCTGCCACTGGCGCCAGTTCGCTGCACAGAACCGAACGCCTAGGAATCTTAAGCCTCCCCGCCGTTTGCGTAGTGTTTGAAGCGCAGTATTTCCTCCCCTAGCCAGTGATTTAATTGCGTCATCCGCGTCTGGATGGGCTCAAGCTCGTTGGCTGCATAGATCTGCGCTGCCTCCCTGATCGACCCAAAACCGCCCGCGTTCTGGGGCACAATCCCCATTAGTTGCGGTGGAATCCGCAGGCTCGCCAGCACATCATCACGGGTCTGATTCTTGATCGAGTTGAATTCGTCTTTGGCCGCTACCTCGCTGACAGGGATTAGCTGAATCCCGTCCTTCTTGCCCGTGGGCGAGTAGACAAACAAGTTTCGAAAATTCCCTGGTCCCTTGGACTCTTTCAGCGCATTTCGCAACGCATCAATATCCGCCTCAGTCTGCGCCGCGTCGGTCATGTACAGGATGAAACCGGCGTGACTCCCGTTCTCGTAATACTTGCGCCGGAACAGCGTCGCCGACTCATTCAATAACGCCGACTGCAACGCACTGATCCACTCAGGCAACCCATAAATCTCCTGGTGCAGATCCGCTTCACGCAGATGAAAAATGCTCCCTGGCTCAAACGCGTGCTCGTTCTTCCAGCCCTGCACCTGGTAGAACTGCCCCTCCGGCCCAACCCGCATGTACTTCGCAAGCGACGGCACCAGTTGCCGAGTGTTGCCCAGCACCGAACGGCGTTTCTCCAGGTATCCATTCCCCAGGCACAGGAAATCCAGGGCGAACTGTTCAAAAGCGGCTCGGGACAGCATCGGATGCGGGATAAAGGTCTTGCTCAACAGGTTGCGCTTGAACATCAACCCCGAATGCAGATGCACGCTCGCCCCCACCGAGCGGGCCAGGCCGTTGAGCGACAGAGGCGGCTCATACCACCGTCCGTTGAACCAACACTCCAGGTAATCGAACACCTCTCGCCCACCCAACACCGGCGTCGGCTCTCCGAAGCTAAACACCTGAGTACCCGCACTGGTGGCATCGAGGGCGGCCGGCAAAAGATCCTGGCTGGCAAGTTGTTCGGTCATCAGTAAATCTCCATTCGCCCGGTATTGGCAGCGGTCTGCCCTTCGAGCGGTTCGTTCTGCAATGCGTGGAAGAGCGCCCAGGCCAGGTCGGCGTGGCCGGTGTTGTCGTTGCGGCCGGCGGTGTAGGTGAACTGGCGGCCGCCTGCGGTGATGGTCTTGCGAATCGCCATGAGCGACTGGGCCATGTCGGTCCAGCCGGCGTCGAACTCCAGCCGGCCCTTGTGGATCACGTCGTATGCCTTCAGCACCAGGCGGGTTTTCACCTCGGGCGAGTAGCTGAAGGTGGTCACGGCCGGGAAGAACTGGCGCACCAGCTGGGCCACGCCGCTGCCCAGGCCGGTGACGTCGATGCCGATGTATGTCACCCAGTAGCGGTCGCACACGCCCTTGATGGCGGCGGCCTGGGCGGCGAAGTCCATGCCGCGAAACTGGTGGCGCTCGAGCACGCGGAACTTGCCACCCGGCACCAGAGGCGGCGCGACCACCACCAGGCCGGAACAATCGCCCGTCTCAGCCGGGTCATAGCCGACCCATACCTGGCGGTCGCCGAACGGACGCATGGCGAAAGGTTTGTAGTCCTCGGCCCACTCCACCCAGCTATCGACCATGCAGGACTGCAACACCGACAGCGGGAAAATGCTCGCGCCGTCGTCAACGAACTCGCACATCAGCAGGTTGGCGAACGCCTCGGGGCTGTACTCCCGGCGCAGCTCTTCGATGTCGAATAGATCGCAGCCGCCCCGCTCCGCGTCGAGGATGGTGACAATCTGGCGCCATAGCCGGTCCTCACAGAACCGCCCCTGCTGGAGCGCGCCGTGGGTCACATCAACCTTGGTGTGCTGTGCGGCGGGCTTGCCCTTGTTGAAGCGCTCGCCCGTCCAGAAGGTGTACGCCTCGTGGGCCATGCTCGACGGGGTCGAGAAATAGGTTTTGCGCCACTTCTTGTGCATCGCCATACCCGAGGCGACCTTGTTCAACTCCTCGAACTTGAACGTCCAGAAGAACTCATCGAAGTAGAAATTGCCGTGGTAGCCCTGGGCGGTGCGGGCGTTGGTCCCGAGGAAAAACAGCTCGGCGCCGTTGGGCAATACAATCGGGTCACCGGTCAGCTCGACGCCGATGACTTCCCGGGCGAAGGCCTGAATGTAACCACGGAACAGGTAGGCCTGGTTCTTCGATGCCGACAGGAAAATCTGGTTGCGACCGGTGTCCAGGGCGTCGATGAACGCCTCGCGGGCGAAGTAGTACGTGGCACCAATCTGGCGGCTCTTGAGGATAACGCGGGTACGCTGGTTGCCGGCCCGATACCAATCTTTCTGGTAGTCGAAACAGCCGTCGATGAAGGCCTCGCGCAGCAGCTCGATCTGGTCTTCGCTGATGTCATTTTTCGGGGACTTTTTCTTTGGTCCTTCGTTACGCTTGGCGAGGTTCGGGTTGAGGTCGGTTTCGGTACCGCCGCCCTGGAAGCGTTGAATGCGGGCCTGGCGTTCAAGCTGGCGGTGCAGCAGGTCGATCTCCTTGAAATCGCCTCCGGTCTTGTTGTCCTTAAGGATCAACTGCACCAGGCGCGCTTCCAGGGCGCCGCCGATGCGCTCGACGTTGTCGGCCCGGTCCCACTCGTCGCGGGCCTTCCAGCTGTGTAGCGTTTTTTCCTTTTCGCCCGTAGCCTCGGCAATCTCGCAGATACGCCAACCCATCCAGTACAGGAACTTGGATTGGCGTCGGGGATCGATAGGCAGCAGGCAGGTCGTCGTCATGGCCGAGATGCTGCCGCCCATGGCGACGACTCAATAGCGCCGCCCCTTGTACCCTCCTCGCCTACAGTCCCGTCTCGTTGCCGCCGCTCGCGCCCGTGACGACCATGCCCCTCATTGCAACGCACTGCTCAACCCAGCAGGCGCCCCACGCACTGAGGATTCCCGGCATGAAGAAGTTTCGCAGCAACTGGTTCCGCGTCGCCGTCGAGGGCGCTACTTCGGACAAGCGCACCATCAAACGCAGCTGGCTGGAACAGGCCGCCAAGAACTTCAACCCGTCCACCTACGGCGCCCGTATCTGGCTGGAGCACTTCCGCAGTCTGTTGCCCGACAGCCCGTTCAAGGCCTATGGCGACGTGCTGGCAGTGAAAACCGAGGAGGTGGACATCAACGGCCAGAAGAAACTGGCCCTGTTCGCCCAGGTTGAGCCGACCCCAGAGCTGATCGCCATGAACAAGGCGAAACAGAAGATCTACACCTCCATCGAAATCGACGACAGCTTTGCCGACACCGGCGAGGCCTACATCGTCGGCTTGGCTGTCACCGACTCGCCCGCCAGCCTGGGCACCGACGTTCTGGCGTTCTCTGCCCAGAAACCTGACGCCAGCCCCTTCAAGGATCGCCACTACTCGGCAACTTCGATGTTTACCGAGGCGGTGGAAACCGAGTTGCAGTTCGAAGAAATCGAAGAGAAGCCCAGCATCGGCGCCCAGCTGTTCAACAAGGTGCAAGCGCTGCTGACGGGCAAGCAGGCCAAGGACGACAGCGAGTTCGCCCAGATCGGCGAAGCCGTCGAAGCCATCGCCGAACACGTCAAGGATCTGCCCGACCAACTGGCTGCTGAAAAGCAATTTTCAGCGGGGCTGAAAACCCGGCTCGACCAGGTCAGCACGGAACTCACAGAGCTGAAAACCAAGCTCTCCACCACCCAGGACCACAGCCAGAAAACGCGTCCGCCTGTAACCGGCGGCAACGACCTGGTCGTGACCGACTGCTGACAGTCAGCCCAACCACAGCCCCGAATCATGAAGGACGATCAACATGCGTAACGACACCCGAGTACTGTTCAACGCCTACCTGCAACAACTGGCGCAACTGCATGGGGTGACTGACGTCACCACCAAATTCACCGCAGACCCCAGCGTCGCCCAGACCTTGGAAACCCGCATTCAAGAATCCAGCGCGTTCCTCAGCGCCATCAACGTCTACGGTGTATCGGAACAGTCGGGTGAAAAGGTCGGCATCGGTATCGACGGCACCATTGCCAGCACCACAGACACCACTACCAAAGACCGCGAGCCCCGCGACCCAAGCGGCCTGGACGACCGTGGGTACACCTGCACCCAAACCAACTTTGATACCAGCCTGCGCTACCAGAAGCTGGACCAATGGGCCAAGTTCAAGGACTTCCAGGCACGCATCCGCGACGCCATCATCAAAGCCCAGGCGCTCAACCGGATCATGATTGGCTGGAACGGCATCAGCCGCGCCGCGACATCCAACCCGGCCATCAACCAGCTGTTGCAGGACGTCAACATCGGTTGGCTTCAAAAGATGCGCCTGGAAAACCCTGCCCGGGTTCTGGATGAGGTGGTGGCCGGCAGCGGCAAAATCGAAATCGGTGCCGGTAAGGACTTTGAAAACATCGACGCTCTGGTCGTCAGCATGGTCAACGAGTTCATCGAGCCTTGGTATCAGGAGGACACCGAACTGGTGGTCATCTGCGGTCGCCAACTGCTGGCCGACAAGTACTTCCCGATCATCAACAAGACTCAGGCGCCGACCGAAATGCTGGCGGCCGACATCGTCACCAGTCAAAAACGACTCGGGAACCTGCCGGCGGTGCGTGTGCCGCACTTCCCGGCCAACGGTTTGCTTGTCACCCGCCTGGATAACCTGTCGCTGTACTGGCAGGAAGGCACCCGCCGCCGCACCGTCGTGGACAACGCCAAGCGCGACCGCATCGAGAACTACGAATCGGTGAACGAAAGCTACGTTATCGAAGACCTGGGCTGCGCGGCCATGGCCGAAAACATCACCCTGAATTGAGGCGGCCATCATGACCAACCCATGCCGCCGTCACTTTGAACGTGTCACTGCCGCCATCGAGGCGGCAGCGACCGAGCCCACCCAAACCATGGCCGGCGCCACGGCCTACGAGCACCAGCTCAACCAGCTGCTGCAAGACCGCCTGCGCCTGAAACAGGTCCAGTCCAACCAGGGCAAGGCCGAACTCAAGCGCCAGTTGCTGCCGAGCTATGAATCCTACGTGCAAGGTGTGCTGGAAGGCGGCCAGGGCGCGCAGGACGAGGTACTGACCACCGTCATGGTCTGGCGCTTCGACGCTGGCGACTTCACCGGTGGGCTCGACATCGCGACCTACGTGCTGGAACACAAGATGGTTATGCCCGACCGCTTCGCACGTACCTTGGGCTGCCTGGTCGCCGAGGAAGTCGCGACGGCAGCCTTCAAAGCCCAGAAGGTTGGCGAACCATTCGACCTGGCAATTCTGCACCGCACCGCCGAACTCACCGATGCCGAAGACATGCCCGACCAGGCCCGCGCCAAGCTGTTTCTTGCCATGGGCCGCGCCACGCTGGAAGGCATCACCGAAGAGGCCCCAGGCCAACCCGGCCAGCTTCAGGCCGGTGTGGATCTGCTGAAAAAAGCCATCGCCCTGCACGATGCCTGCGGTGGCAAAAAGGATCTGGAGCGGGCCGAACGCCTGCTCAACAAACTTGCCGGCCCTGCCGGCTAACCGAGCGTCCCCACGCACCCCGCCGGCTCGGGGCGGATCGGCCAGGCCGCTCCTCCTGAACGTGAAGCCCCGACCACCGGCGACCTATTTTAGAGTGCTGTTCCATGAGCGGATTCGTAGCCGGCGGCACCGTCGCCAGCGGCCATATCAACACCGACGCCTTCTGGCCCTCCATCGATCTGGATCAATTGCGCGCCACGCTGAGAATCGACGCGAGCGTCACAGCACCGCGCCTGGAAACCGCCGCTGTGGCCGCCGCCATCAGCGTCAACCGCGAGCTGAGCGAATGGCGGGCCAGGCAGGAAGCCGCAGGCCATGTCGAACTGGCAGATGTTCCTGGTGACAAGATCAACGACGTGTCGGTACTGGAGCACCTCTACCGCCGCGCCATCGAAGCCGCCACCGGTGCCGAAGTGTGCGAGCGCTACCGCTCCTACGACACCACCAACAGCGGCAACCAGAACGCCGAAGATCTCACGCCAAACATCGACGATTACCGCCGCGACCTGCGCTGGGCCGTGCGTGACTTCCTTGGCATCAACCGCACCACTGTGGAGCTGATCTGATGCCCGTCACCGTCCGCGCCTTTCAAAACGACACCGTAGACGCTCTGTGCTGGCGTCACTACGGCCGCACTGCCGGCGTAACCGAAGCAGTACTCGAAGCCAACCCCGGCCTGGCCGACTACGGGCCGATCCTGCCCCAAGGCCTGGCCGTGCAAATGCCCGAGGCCCAGCCGGCCGCCCCACAGCGGCAGATGGTGAACTTATGGGACTGATCAACCTGCAGCGAGCCCACGAACCCACCCACCCTGGATTACGGAATGAAGCGCATGCCTGAACGTCCCGACACCTGGGCCTGGCTCGCCGCCTGGCTCGAACAGAACTGGCCGGCCCTGTACGCGGGAATCCTGGCGCTGACAATCGCCGCTCTACGGATCATGTACGGCGGCGGAACCCTGCGCCGGATGGCAGTTGAGGCCCCGCTTTGCGGTGCCCTAGCGCTGGCCGCCAGCCATGGCTTGGCGCTGCTCGGCATCCCCGCCTCCACTGCGCCGTTCTTCGGTGGGGTGATCGGTTTGCTTGGCGTCGAGGGGACTCGCGCCGCCGCCAAAAAGTTTTTCACCCGAAAGGTAGAACAACTATGACGACACTTCGCCACGGGGACCGCTCGCAAGCGGTGCGCATCCTGCAAAAGAACCTGAATGATCATGGCGCCAAGCTGGCAGTGGATGGAGACTACGGCGACTCCACCGAAGCCGCCGTGCGGGCGTATCAGTTGAAAGCCGGTTTGGTCGCCGATGGCGTGGCCGGCGAAAAAACCCAGGCAAGCTTGTCTGGCGGTGACTGTCAGTTCCTGCTGAAAAACGAGGACCTGGTACAGGCCGCGCAGATCCTCGACGTACCGTTGGCGAGCGTATATGCAGTCAACGAGGTGGAATCCAAGGCCAAGGGTTTTTTGGCGAATGGCAAGCCGGTGATTCTGTTCGAGCGACACATCATGTACCGCCAGCTCGCCACGCCGCGCCACGAAGACGACAACATCGACGAACTCAAACACCACGCCGACCAGCTGGCCGTCGCCAATCCGGCCATCGTTAATCAGAAATCCGGCGGCTATGCCGGTGGCACTGCTGAGCACCAGCGCCTGAGCCATGCACGTCTGATCGACGACACCGCCGCGCTGGAGTCCGCCTCATGGGGAGCGTTCCAGATCATGGGCTTTTACTGGCAGCGCCTGGGCTATTCCAGTGTGCAGGCGTTCGCCAAGGACATGAGCGCAGGCGAGTCTCAGCAATTCGCCGCCTTCGTGCGTTTCATCCAGACCGACCCGGTCCTGCACAAGGCGTTGAAAGCACGCAAATGGGTCGAATTCGCCAAGCTCTACAACGGCCCGGACTATCAGCGGAACCTGTACGACATCAAGCTCCAGCGCGCCTATGAGAGGCATGCAGACTGCGGCTGCGGCCAGGCGGTGGCGGCATGATCGATCTGGACGCAGTGCGCAAACTGGACGTCCAGGACGGCAACCTGCTGGTAGTGCCGGAAAATACCGAGCAAGCCGATATGGAGCTGCTGTGCGGAGCACTGGTCTACATGACGCCGGATTGCCGTGTAGTCATCGTGCGAGGTCCCGTGGAGCTGATGGATGTCGGCGCCATGAACAAACTTGGCTGGTACCGCGCATGAGTACCCTGCGCCAGGCACTCTACGGTATCGCCCTGCTGGGCGCCCTGGCGCTACTCATCTGGGGCCAGGAGCAGCGCATCACCGTGGCCGAGAAGAATGCCGAGCTGGCGGCGAAAGACACCAAAACCGCCCGCGATGAGGCTGACAGGCTGCGCAGCAATCTCAGCACCCTGCAAACCACCCTGAGCGACGAGCGCATCGCCCAAACCGCTTTGCGGAACCAGCAGGATCAGTTGCGCCAGGGGCTGGCAAAGCGCGAGCAAACCATCGAGGCACTGAAACGTGAAAACGAAGACCTTCGCAACTGGGCTGACCAGCCTTTGCCTGAGCTTGCTCGCCGGCTGCGCGAGCGCCCCGCCCTCACCGGCGCCGACGCTTATCGTCAGTGGTTGTCCGGCCGTCGTGCCCTGCACCCTGCCGGCGACAAGCCCACTCAATAACGGCGATCAGTTCACCGACCAGGACCGCGTCGAAACCGCATGGGCTGAATGCGCCGGCCAGGTAGACATGGTGTTCAACCATCAACAGGCGGCCCCATGAACAAACCCGAAAGCCTGCGGGCCCATCTGCTGAGCACAGTGGCCGAACTCAAGCACAACCCCGACCGGCTGCTGATCTTCATCGACAACGGCAAAATCCGCTGCACCGCGGCTGCCTCGCTGTCGTTCGAATACAGATTTGATTTACAGGTCATCCTCACCGACTACGCCGGTCACCCAGACAGCGTCATGTTGCCGTTGCTGGGCTGGCTGAGCGTGAACCAGTCCGAGCTGCTGGAGAACTTGAACAAGTCCGCCGAGGGCATCCAGTTCGAGGCCGACATCCTTGACAACAGCAAGGTGGACCTGAGCCTGACACTGCCGCTAACCGAGCGTGTGGTTGTGGGGACAGACGCCAATGGCAATACCACCGTCCACCATCCTGGAGAGCCTAAGCAGGTGGCCGCATTCCTCGACCCGGCGTGGATACCTGGCGCCCAAGGCACCGGCAGCGAATGGGTCGTACCGAAATGACCAACCGATTGGAAACGCTGGAGGATTGGGCCGCCGGCCTGCTGGGACAATTGGAACCGGCATCGCGCAACAAACTGGCCCGCAGCGTCGGCCAGGCCCTGCGGCGCAGTCAGCAACAGCGAATCATTGCCCAGCGCAACCCAGACGGCAGCAAATATGCGCCGCGAAAGCAGCGCAACATGCGCGCGAAAAAAGGTAGAGTGAAACGAAAGGGGCAGATGTTTCAAAAACTTCGCACCGCGAGTTTTTTGAAGGTTCAAGGCGACGGCAATACCGTCACCATCGGCTTTACCGGGCGAGTTGCCCGGATTGCCAGAGTGCACCAATATGGATTGAAAGATCGTGCTGAGCGGGGAGCATCTGAAGTGAAATATGACCAGCGCGAATTGCTCGGCTTTACGGAAGCGGACCTTGATTTGATTCGCGACAGTCTGTTAATTGCGTTCACTAGCAATCAGTAGATTATGCTGCACGTGCAGCTTCACTGATTACTCGTTTAAGCTCATCGCAGGCTTCACCAAACGCCATTTGTGCATCGGCAGCTGGGCGCTTGTATACGTCTCCGGGCCGACCTTGCTTATACGCAAACTTATGGGCGGCATTCACCTCATTGATTGCCTCACGTGCTTCCATCACTTTCTCATAAGAAGGTCCTAACTGGGCCCCATAAATATCGATGATCATTTCAATCCGGCTGAAATCGAAGCCGCCTAAGTCTTTAGTGCTGGTTCTATCAAGATATTCGTTGTAATCAATATGCCCCTCCATGACTAAATTTAAACTCATGTATTGGCTGAAGAAAAGGTTTCCCCAATGACATACGAGGATGTACAGCTCCTCTAAGCGCTCCTTTTTTATTTTTTGACCGCTAAGACGCTCTTCATGAGCCAATTGCTGCATTTGCCTTTTCGCGTTTGCATTGTTGGTAAGCCAGACACCAAAAGTTGTCAGCAAAGATCCAAAAATTACGCCTGAAAGACCAACCCATGATTCTGATGAAGCTTTCGCTACCAATTCTGAAAGCACAACACTGGCTCCTGCCCTAACGAAAGGCTGGAAAGTACGCCCTCCATGACTCCCTGTCTATTGGGGTTTGTAGCTTAAATGCATACAACCTTAGGTTGCTGTGCACGCGTGCGCGGGACGCGAACATGGGCGCCATGAACGACTTAGCCACCCTCGCCCGCCTGATCGAAAACCTCATCCGCTTCGGCACCATCGCCGCCGTCCAGATGCTGCCCCCGCGTGTGCAGGTCAAAACCGGAACCCTGACCACCGCCTGGCTACCGTGGATCGCCCTGCGGGCCGGTGCCGACCGGGAGTGGAACCCTCCGACTGTCAACGAACAGGTCCTGTTGTTCAGCCCCTCGGGCCAGCTCGGCAATGGCGTCGCCTTGACCGGCCTGTTCAGCGACCAAATCCCCGCCAACGGCGACCGCGAAGGCCTGCACCGAGTCACCTACCGGGACGGCACGGTGATTGAGTACGACAGCGTCGCTCACCACCTCAACGCCACGCTCACCGATGGCGGCACCACCAACCTCATCAGCACCGGCGGCATCAAGATCGTCGGCGACATCACGCATCAGGGCGATTACACCCAGACCGGCAACCAGAACGTCACCGGCAAAGTCACCGTGTCGGTGGATGTGGTGGCTGCCGGCATCAGCCTGGTGAAACACTTGCACGGCGGCGTCATGCCTGGCAGCGGCAAGACGGGGAAACCGGAATGAATCGACACACCGGCACCGTCGTCACCACCGTGGAGAGCATCGCCCAATCCATGAGCGACATTCTCAGCACGCGCATAGGTACCCGGGTGATGCGGCGCGAATACGGCAGCCTGTTGCCCGAGCTGGTGGACCATCCGTTCAATGACATCACCCGCTTGCAGGTATACGCGGCCACGGTCATGGCGTTGATGCGCTGGGAGCCCCGTATCAGCCTGAGCCGCGTGCAGTTCCAGGGCGCCACGCTGCAAGGTCAAGCTTCGCTGGATATCGAGGGCAGCATCGTCGATAGCAACGAGCCGCTGAGCCTGAGCGTGCCTTTGAACTTGGGGGGTAGCGCATGAACTCATTCGTCGCGATTGACCTGGGCCAGCTCCCTGCGCCCGAAGTCGTGGAGCAGATCGATTACGAGCAGATCCTCGCCGAGCGCAAGGCCTACGCAATCAGCCTCTGGCCCGTCGAAGAGCAGGCCGAAATCGCTGCACGGCTTGAGCTGGAATCTGAGCCACTGACCAAACTGCTCCAGGAGAACGCCTACCGCGAGACGGTGTGGCGTCAGCGCGTCAATGAGGCATCCGTCGCCAACATGATGGCCCTGGCAAAGGGCAGTGACCTGGAGAACCTGGCCGGCAACTTCAATGTCAAGCGCCTGGTCATTCAGGCCGCCAAGCCCATGGCCGTGCCGCCGGTACCGTTGCTGATGGAAAGCGACGACAGCCTGCGGGAGCGGGCTCAAATGGCGTGGGAAGGATTGAGCACCGCCGGCCCGCGCAACAGTTACATCTTTCATGCGCGCTCTGCTGACGGCCAGGTTGCCGACGCCACTGCCGAGAGTCCCGCCCCGGCCGAGGCAGTGGTGACGGTGCAATCGATCCTGGGCGACGGCACCGCCTCGCCCGCGCTGCTGGCAAAGGTCAATGCCTACCTCAGCGACGACGACCGCCGCCCTGTCGCGGATCGGCTCACCGTGCAAAGCGCCCAGGTCATCAACTACCAGGTCAAGGCCAAGCTGTTTCTTTCGACGTCCGGCCCTGAGAGCGAGTTGATTCTCGCGGCGGCCAATGCGCAGTTGCTGGCCTTCGTGCACCAGCGGCGACGCCTGGGCTTGGAGGTATCGGAATCGATTATCCATGCCTCACTGCACGTTGAGGGTGTGCGCAAGGTCGTGCTGGAGAACTGGGCGGACATCGTTGCCACGAAGTACCAGGCCCCGTTTTGCACGGCCATCGACTTGGCGTTGGGGGTTGAATGATGGCAGACGCGCCCTTGCTCCCCAGCAATTCGACGCCATTGGAGCGCCAAGCAGCGCAGGCGCTGGCCCAGATCCAGCGTGTACCGATTCCACTGCGCACGCTGTACAACCCCGACCTTTGCCCGCTGCCCCTTTTGCCTTACCTGGCCTGGGCCTTCTCCGTGGATCGCTGGGACAGCAAATGGACCGAGGCGGCCAAGCGCGCCGCCATCCGCAGCGCGTACTACATCCACTCACGCAAAGGCACCATCGGGTCACTGCGACGCGTCGTAGAACCGCTCGGCTACCTGATTGAAATCATCGAGTGGTGGCAGACCGTGCCGGTCGGCCCTCGCGCCACGTTCAAGCTCAAGGTCGGCGTGCTGGACACGGGTATCACCGAAGAGATGTACCAGGAACTGACCTGGCTGATCGACGATGCCAAGCCCCTGACACGCCACCTCACCGGGCTCGCCATCAGCCTGGAGACCACCGGTTCCGTTCATATCGGCGCCTGCGTCACCGAAGGCGACGAGATTGATATCTACCCACCTACACAGCGAGACATCGAGGTCACGGGCTACATCCATCAGGGCGGCCGTGAACACCAGATCGACACCATGGACATCTACCCATGACAGACCAAAACAGCCAGTTTTTCGCCATCCTCACCGCTATCGGCAAAGCCAAACAGGCCAACGCGGACGCCCTGGGCATTCCTTGGACGTTCGCACAAATGGGCGTCGGTGATGCCAACGACACCGATCCGATCCCCGACGAGCAACAGACGCACCTGATCAACGAGCGTCGTCGCGCCCCACTGAATCAGCTCAGCGTCGATCCTGCCAATCCCAATATCATCGTCGCCGAACAGGTCATTCCAGAGAACATCGGTGGCTGGTGGATTCGTGAGGTAGGTTTGTATGACGCCGACGGGGACCTGGTCGCCGTGGCGAACTGCGCCCCAAGTTTCAAGCCGCTACTGACTCAAGGTTCAGGCCGTACCCAAGTGGTGCGAATGAATCTAATCGTCAGCAACACCGCCAACGTTGAATTGAAGATCGACCCGAGCGTCGTCCTGGCAACTCGCACCTATGTGGATTCGAAAATTCGTGAGGAGTTGTACAAGCTCGACAGTAAGCAGTCGGTGCGCGTAGCGACTATGGGAAACATCGCTTTGACCGGATTGCAGGTGGTCGATGGTGTGACGCTGCTGGCCGGCGACCGGGTGCTGGTGAAGAACCAGACGGCTGCCAAGGACAACGGCATCTATCTCGCGGCCGGCGCTGCTTGGCAGCGCGCTCCAGATGCAGACAGCAGCGCTGAGGTGACATCGGCGCTGCTGGTTTCCGTGGAACAAGGCTCTAGCCAGGCCGATACCCGGTGGCAGCTGGTAACAGACGGGACGATTGTTCTGGGCACCACGGCATTGACGTTTCAAAACGTGACGCAGGGCTACGCTCCGATAAATTCTCCCGCCCTAACTGGAATGCCTACGGCACCGACCGTAGCAGGTACCGACAACAGCACCCAAATCGCTACGTCGGCAGCGGTACGCGCCATCATGGCTCAGTTTGGCCTTGGTTCTACCGCATCCAACTACACAGGGAACATCGACACCCTCGCTCTTAACGGCATTTATATGGTCACCGCCAGCACGACGGGGACCAAGCCCCTAACACCTGGAACCGCGTCGGCGATCCCTAACGGGACGGTGTTCCATTTGGAGCGCGGTAGCTCCAACATGGCGACACAATGGTGGGATTCCCTGGTGAGCAACGCAGTCCCAGTTACCTGCATGCGAACCCGGAACTCTGCCGGAGTTTGGTCGCCCTGGGAGCAATTCACTTCGGTCGAAAGAGTCCGTGCAGTGCTGGATACATTCGGATTGGGCGCGGATGCTGCGAAGATTCCTTTGATTGCTGATTTTTCAACAGACATCAAGCCGGGTTTATACCGAGCATTCACTCAGGGACATCCAGAAGCGTCAATCGGGGGGCCGCCGGAGAATAATGTAGCCGGCGGTACGTCGATGACGGTTCTGGTCAGTGGTGGCTACATTACGGCCAGCTATAAAACTTTCCTGGCGATTATCAATTTCAATGCCTCCGGTCCGACGCGGGCCTATATCGGACACAAGGTTTCCGCCGGTGAGCCGCCGGTATGGAACGAAATTGCTCAAACTGTTCATCTGCCTTATCGCGCAAAAATATTGTTCAAAACTGCCGGGGTTTACCAGTGGACGGTGCCTGCGAACGTGTGGAAGGTATTTGTTGAGGTGCGTGGTGGTGGCGGTAGTGGTGCCTTTGGAACGTTAGAAACAGGAGCTGGCGGCGGTGGTGCAGGTGGATTTAGCAAGCGACTCGTTCCTGTCACGCCAGGCTCCGTCATTACGGTAACCGTTGGGGCGGGAGGCGCTTCCGTGACCGCCGCCAGCACCAATGGTAATCCGGGTGGTACCTCTTCATTCGGTCCCCATAGTTCGGCGACAGGTGGCGCGGGCGGCTTGGTCACTGGCGGTGCGGGAGGTGGTTACGGCTCCGGTGGTGACTTCAATGGCATGCTGGGCTCAGGCAATCCACCTGTACGTAACTCAGCGGGTACTGGCGCGAACGGTGGCGCGGGTGGCGGCGGGGAGAGTATTTCCGCAGCCGTTGACACCACCCAGTTGACACAACCCGGAATGGGTGGGGGCGGTCGCGTCGGTAATCGTTCGCAGGCGGGTGCCGATGGCTGTGTCTTCATCACTTATTAAGGGGAACCGTATGTTCTGGGCAAGAATTGAAAATGGGACGGTGTTTGAAACCACTACGATCGATCCCGCAGAACGCTTTCATCCTGATCTAATATGGCAAGCCTGCCCCTCAGACGTGGAACCAGGATGGACTGTAGAAGATGGTCAATTCTCCCCGCCGCCAGCGGGCCCCATGCTCGACCAGGTCGATGCCGAGCGGGTATGGCGTAACTCTGAGTTGCAAGCCACTGAATGGCTAGTCACACGCCACCGAGATGAGCAGGATTTGAACCGCGCCCCTTCCCTGACAGCGGAGCAATTCTCAGAACTGCTCACCTATCGCCAGACGCTTCGGGACTGGCCTCAGACAGGGGAATTCCCAGGTGCTGAGTTTCGACCAGTCGCACCGTCATGGATCGCTGAGCAGACCCAATAGGACCCGCTTTTCTCTTTGTACCATCCTTTCCTACAAGCCCCCGCGCTCGCCCCATCGGCGCGCGCGCGGCAGCCTGTGCACTGTCATCCCAATCACTGCGCAGGCAAACCCATGGCCGATTATCTTCACGGCGTGCGGGTCATCGAACTCAACGACGGCACCCGCCCCATACGCACCATCCCCACCGCTGTTATCGGCATGGTCTGCACGGCCGACGACGCTGATGCCACCGCCTTTCCATTCGACACGCCGGTACTGCTGACCAACGTCCAAACCGCCATCGGTAAAGCCGGCACCACGGGCACCCTGGCGAAGAGTCTTCAGGCCATCGCCGATCAGACCAAGCCCTACACCATCGTCGTGCGAGTGAAAGAAGGCGCCACCGAGGCAGAAACCACCAGTGCCCTGATCGGCACCACCACGTCCGAGGGTAAATACACCGGTTTGAAAGCCCTGCTCGCCGCGAAGGCTCGCGTTGGCATGGTGCCGCGCATCCTGGGTGTGCCAGGCCTCGACAGCCTACCGGTCGCTACCGCCCTGGTCACCATCGCCCAGCAGTTGCGCGCCTTCGCATACGTCAGCGCCTGGGACTGCAAAACCAAGGAAGAGGTGGTCGCCTACCGTGACAACTTCGGCGCCCGCGAAGCCATGGTTATCTGGCCTGAATTCCAGAATTGGAGCACCGTTACCAACGCGACCGTCACCGCCTCGGCCGTGGCCCGGGCATTGGGCCTGCGCGCCAAGATCGATCAGGAAGTGGGCTGGCACAAGACGCTGTCCAACGTCGCGGTCAACGGCGTCACCGGCATCAGCGCCGACGTGTTCTGGGATCTGCAAAACCCGGCCACGGACGCCAACTACCTCAACAGCAACGAAGTCACCACGCTCATTAACGAGGGTGGCTTTCGTTTCTGGGGCAGCCGCACCACCAGCGAAGACCCGTTGTTTGCCTTCGAGAACTACACACGTACCGCGCAGATCCTCGCCGACACTATGGCCGAAGCGCACATGTGGGCTGTGGACAAGCCGCTGCATGCGTCCCTGGTGCGCGACATCATCGAAGGGGTCAACGCCAAATTCCGCGAGATGATCGCGGCGGGCTACCTAATCGGCGGCAAGTGCTGGTATCCGGACGATGCCAACGACAAAGACACGCTCAAGGCCGGCAAGTTGTTCCTGGATTACGACTACACGCCGGTGCCACCGCTGGAAGACCTCACGTTGCGGCAACGCATCACTGATCGCTACCTGATCGACTTCGCCAGCAAGATCAACAGCTAACCCGGGCGTCCCCGCAAGGGGAGCTGCCCCGTGCCTGAGCAACGGAGACACGCATCATGGCTATGCCTCGCAAACTCAAAAACCTCAATCTGTTCAACGACGCCAACAGCTACTTGGGTGTGGTCAAGACCGTCACCCTGCCCCCGCTCGGCCGCAAGATGGAAGGCTATCGCGGCGGCGGTATGAACGGCCCGGTCAAGGCCGATCTGGGCTTCTCGGATGATGGCATCCAATTCGAATGGAAGACCGGCGGCCTGGATCTTATCGCTCTCAAACAGTTCGGCGCCGTCAACGCCTCGGGCGTCGCGTTGCGCTTCACCGGCTCGTTCCAGCAGGACGACACCGCCGAGATCAGCGCCGTGGAAGTCGTGATGCGCGGCAGGCACGAGACCATCGAAATGGGTGATGCGCAGCCGGGCGAAGACACCGAGCACAGCATCACCACCACCTGCACCTACTACAAACTGATCGTCGATAACGAAGAGATCATCGAAATCGACCTGCTCAATTTCATCGAAATCGTCGATGGCGTGGACATGCTGGAAAAGCAACGCCAAGCCCTCGGCATCTGATCATTCCTGCCCTGACCCAGGGCGGTTAACCCTGCAATCTGGAGCCATATATGAAACCTGAAGACACCCTCGAAGCGCTGCCCCTGGTTGACGACAACACCGTCACCCTGGACACCCCGATCATTCGTGGAAAGACCGTCATCGACACCATTACCCTGCGCAAACCGCAATCCGGCGAACTGCGCGGCGTGCAGTTGGTCGAGCTGCTGAACATGGACGTAGCCACCCTCATCAAGATCCTGCCGCGAATTAGCAGCCCGGGCATAACCGCGCCCGAAGCCGCCACCATGGACCCGGCCGACCTGCTCGCCTGTGGTAGCAAGATTTCCGGTTTTTTGTTGCAGAAGTCGGTGAAGACGGACGCGTCCCTCGTTGCGTAGAAGACGCCATGGCCGACCTGGCCGTGGTTTTTCACTGGGCACCGGCTGACATGGACCAGTTGGGCCTTCAAGAGCTGATGGAGTGGCGCGAGCGCGCCCGGGTGCGGAGTTCCACCGATGGCGAATGACTTAAAACTTCAGGTGCTGCTCAATGCCATCGATAAGGCGAGCGGCCCCCTGAAGGCCATCAACAACGGCAGCTTCGGGGCCGCCCGCGCCCTCAAGGAAGCCCGCGACCGCCTCAAGGAACTCAACGCTCAACAGAAGGACGTCAGCGCCTGGCGCACCCAGCGCGCTGCCGCCGAGCAAACCGAGCAAGCCCTCGTCGCCGCCCGCGATAAAGTACGGGCCCTGTCCCAGCAGTTCGCCGCTACAGGCGCGCCGACCAAGGCTATGACCAGGGACTTCCGCGCAGCGGTACGTGAGGCCCAGAAGCTCAAGGAACAGCATCAACAACAGGGCGAACAGCTCCAGGCCCTGCGCAGCAAACTGCAAGGCGCCGGCATCAGCACCAAGAACCTCAGCAGCCACGAACGCCAGCTGCGCGAGCAAATCAGCGCCACCAACGCCAGCATCAGCGAACAGGGCAAACGCCTGGTCGCGTTGAATGCTCAGCAAAAGCGCCTTGCCATCGAGCGCGCCAAGCTGGAGAAAACACAGAACCTCGCCGGCAACATGGCTATGAACGGCGCCGCCGGCTTGGGTGTAGGGTATGCAGCGAGTCGGCCGGTGGCTAAGGCCATCGGTGCCTTTGCGCCGAACGAAGACTCGGCCACGCAACTCAAGGTTTCGATGATGGACGGCACCGGCAAGGTGTCTGAAGACTTTCAAAAAATCACGGACCTGGCGACCAAGCTGGGCGACCGCCTGCCCGGCACCACGGCCGACTTTCAGGAGATGATGACCATGCTGCGGCGCCAGGGTCTGAGCGCGCAGAGCATTCTCGGCGGCACCGGTGAAGCGGCCGCGTACCTGGGCGTTCAGTTGCAGATGCCCGTAACCGCCGCAGCTGAATTTGCGGCGAAGATGCAGGACGCCACCCGAACATCCGAAAAAGACATGATGGCGCTGATGGACATCATCCAGCGCGGCTTCTACTCCGGCGTAGACCCGACCAACATGCTCCAGGGTTTCAGCAAGATCGCGCCGGTTATGGACACCATCAAGAAGTCGGGCATCGACGCTGCTGCCGAGCTGGCCCCGCTGTTGATCATGATGGACCAAGCTGGCATGGAAGGTGGCGCAGCGGGTAACGCCTACCGGAAGATATTCCAGGCCGGCCTGGACAAAGACGGGATCAAGGACGTCAACAAAATCATGGAGCTGGAAGGCAAGAATATCCGCTTCAAGTTCACCGACGACAAAGGCAACTTCGCCGGACTGGAAAACCTGTTCGCCCAGGTCGAAAAACTGAAGTCCCTCAACGACGAGGATCGCACGTCCACGATTAAGCTGCTGTTCGGCGACGACTCCGAAACCATGACCACCTTGAACACTATGATGAACAAGGGGATCGCGGGTTATCGGGAAGTGCAGCAGAAGCTGCAAAACCAAGCCGATTTGCGCAAGCGGGTCAACGAACAGCTCGCCACCCTCACCAACGTCATGGAGGCCGCAGAGGGCAGCTTCACCAACGCCCTTGCCGAGTTTGGCGCCGCTGTTGCGCCCGAACTAAAACAAATCATCAGCACGCTCGGGGAGGTTGCCAACAGCATCGGCGCCTGGGCTCGGGAGAACCCACGATTGGCGGGCGGCCTGGTCAAGGTTGTAGCGGCTGTGGCCGGCCTGGCCTTCGTGTTTGGTGGCCTGGCATTGACGATGGCGAGCCTACTCGGCCCCTTCGCCATGGTGCGGTATGGCATGGGGATGTTTGGCATTCGCCTAGGCATTGTTAAAGCCCAGTTGATCGGCACGCGCACCGCAGCAGCAGGCGCCGGTGCCAACATTGGCAGGCTTGGGAAAGTCTGGCGGTCCCTGGTAGCCACTCGCTCGGCGGGTGGATTGCTCAGTGCGTTACCCGCTTTCGTAAGCAGCGCCCGCCTGGCTGCCTCCAGCCTGCTGCCGATGCTCGGCGGCGCGATCAGCGCGGTCGGTGCCGCCATCATGGCGACCCCCATAGGCTGGCTGTTGGCGGCCATCGCTGCCCTGGTTACAGCGGGAGTGTTGGTCTACAAGTATTGGAACCCTATCAAGGGATTTTTCCTCGGTTTCTGGCAGGGCCTCGTCGGCGCTCTTCAACCCGTGCTCGATAGCTTTGCAGGGCTCGGTCAATCGCTGCTGAACCTGGGACAAGTCGTCATGACGCTGCCAGGTGTCGGCGCAGCCATGGAGCTTCTGGGCAGCATCGCACGCCCCTTGTTCAGTCTGATATCAGATGGCGTCAGCAGCCTGATCACTTGGTTTGGTCAGCTACTTGCGCCCGTCGAAGACGTCGGTGGCGCCGCTCAGTCAATGGGCGAACGCTTCGGCGCTGTCATCGGCAATATGCTCAGCCTTCTGTTAGGCCTGCCTGCACAGTTCGCTGAACTGGGTACGCAGATGATTCAAGGCCTGGCAAATGGCATTACCAACAGCCTGACTGTTGCCAAGGAAGCCATCACCGGGGCAGGCGATGCGGTGATTGGTTGGTTCAAGGAAAAGCTCGACATCCACAGCCCCTCGCGTGTGTTCGCGGAGCTGGGCGGTTTCACCATGGCAGGCCTGGCCCAGGGGCTTGAAGGCAGCCAGAACGGGCCGCTCAACGCCGTGACCAGCCTGAGCAAACAGCTCACGGCAGCCGGCACGCTGGCACTCGGTGCATCCGCCATGCCTTTGGCTGCCATGCCACTACAGCAATTCCCGGACGGGACTGCCGCAGCCTCGTCGCTGTCGATCGATGATCGTGCGCCCATCAGCCCTGCCCCGGCGCCGGTTCATGACAGCCACGACACCTACGAAATCAACATCCACACCACGCCAGGCATGGACGCCCAGGCGATCAGCCGCGCCGTACGGGCCGAGCTGGCGCGCATCGCCAGCGAAAAGGCCGCCCGCCAGCGCAGCAAACTGTCAGATCTGGAGTAATCCCCATGATGCTTGCCTTGGGCATGTTCGTATTCAGCCTGTCCACCGCCGCTTACCAGGAGCTGCAACGCCAAACCGAGTGGCGCCATGCGAGCAACAGCCGCGTCGGCGCCGCTCCGGCTCGGCAGTTTGTCGGGCGCGGCGACGACACCATCACCCTGCCCGGCGTCATCCTGCCGGAGCTGGCCGGCAGCGCCCTGAGCCTCGACGCCCTGCGCCTGATGGCAGACACCGGCAGGGCGTGGCCGATGGTTGAAGGCAGTGGCCGGATCTACGGCCTGTGGATTATCGATGGCCTGAGCGAAACCAAAACGCTGTTCTTCCGTGACGGCACGCCTCGGCGTATCGAATTCACGATCAACCTCAAGCGCATCGATGACGACCGGATCGATCTGCTCGGCGCCGGTACAAGCGCAGGTGTCAATATCTTGAGGGCGCTGCTGTGATTGATGCAGCCCTGTCCAAGGTTACCGGCTACGTCGAAGACCTGGTCGAGCGCTACCGCCGCGATGCAGCCTATCCGGTGCCGGCGTTTCGTATCACGGTCGATGGCAACGACATCGCCAAGTTGATCAGCCCACGGCTGATGAGCCTAGAGCTGACCGACAATCGCGGTATCGAGGCCGACCAGCTCAGCATCACCCTCAGCGACCATGACGGGCTGCTGGCGATCCCGCCCAAAGGCGCGACCATTCGACTATGGCTGGGCTGGAGCGACACAGGTCTGGTGGATAAAGGCACCTACACCGTCGATGAAACCGAACACAGCGGCGCGCCGGACGTACTGAGCATCCGGGCCCGCTCGGCAGACCTTCGCAAAGGCCTTAAGACCAAGCGCGAGCGCAGCTGGAGCAACACCACCCTCGGGGATGTTCTGGGCGACATCGCCCTGGGCAACGGCCTCACCGCCACCATTTCCGGCGCCTTGGACGGCCTGCCCATTCTGCAGTTGGACCAGGCCAACGAATCCGACGCCAACTTGATCAGCCGCGTGGGGGAAGAGTTCGACGCCGTGGTCACCGTCAAGGCCGGCTGCCTGCTGTGCATGCCGGCCGGCGGCGGCAAGACGGCCACCGGCGCCGAGCTGCCGCATATCACCCTCTCCCGCGTCGATGGCGACCAACACCGCTATCTGCAAGCTGACCGCGACAGCTACGACGGTGTGCGCGCCTACTTCTACGACGTGAACAGTGCGAAAAAACAGGAGGCCATCGCCGGTGGTGGTGAAAACCTCAAAGAGCTGCGCCACACCTTCAGCGACCGCCAGTCCGCCCTGCGCGCTGCCAGGGCGGAATTCAACCGCCTGCAACGTGGCAGCGCGACGCTCAGCTATACCCTAGCCCGGGGTCGACCTGACCTCATTCCCGAACTGACCTACACGCTCCAGGGCGTGAAGCCGGAAATTGGCGAGATCATCTGGTACGGCGGTAACGTGCAGCACACCCTCAGTCCAGACAATGGGTACACCGTGAGCCTGGAGTTGGAGAGCAAGCTGCCCGAGGATACGGTTGACGGGCTGGCGGAGGAAAACGAAGGGGATTACACGGGTATCATTGCGTATTATCGCGACAAGAAAACCGGGAAGGAGAAGACGGTGACTGCGGGGGATCAGAGCAAGCCGAAGCGGTTGCGGTGGTTGTATGCGTCAGAAAAAACCGCGATCCGGGCAGCAAAAAGGGAACTCAGCAGATTAAAAACCTCATGAATTAACATTGTTTTCTGCAATACAGCAGAAAACAATGTAAGAGCATATCAAGACAGCCGATGCGCCAGCTCAACCAATCTGCGATACTCCCCAAGAATTTTATGACTATTGTGAACTTCTGGAACAACTAGCTCCCGCCAACCTTTAGAATTATTAAGGTAATGCCTAAGCTGCTGACGTGACGAATGACTAAGCCGCACATAAAATTTAGCCACACCCGCAAGACTTTCTTGCGAGTCCGCAAAAGTAAAATTCACCGGCGCAGCCTTGTTTACATCATAAGCATCGATAGCGGCATCGGCTTTATTTTCATACCCTAAAGACTGATATAAATCCTCATCGACCGCTTTGGAGAAAATCAAAAAAGCCGCCCAAAAATAATGAAAATTATGTTTCGGCAGAGCACTGGCCATGCTATTTATTTGCTGAGCATATCTGAGCATCTCTCTCAGCTCCACTCTGAAATACTTTGCCATACTCACCAATATCAGAGCACATTCAGGATAATCGGCTTCATCTGTGCAAACCGTTCCACTATTAGGCTCTATGCTTTTATCTAATCCGTATGCCGCAGAATGGCCATTGATACTTATATGCAGTTTAGCAGAGGAATGAACAAACTCCGACTGCTTGGCCACAGCAAACATATTCGAATTATCCAATCTGAACTCAGCATCAAAAAACCTACTTAAATAGCGCTCAGAATGGAATTTCTCACCATAAACGGCTCGAACGGAATGCGCCAACTGAGTGGAATCGGAGGCGACAATAAATCGACAATCATCCAGCTCAAAAAAGTGTTTTACACGCTCTAACAACTCAATTGCATAAGTTGGCCTACACCTATCCAGCTCATCAATAAAAATAAAAGCCGGCTTTTTAAGACTATTATCTTCCCCTGCTTGAGACAATTTATCCAGAATAGCTTGCTTGAAATCCTCCACATGAACAGCCGTTTTTGACTGTTCTTTTATCAGATCCTCTACAACACTCTTCGCCGTTTCTCCGGCTTGTTCTCCCCCCTCTTTACCCAAAAGCTCATCAACCTCCACCCCTGAGAACTTTTTGACTAATCCTTTTGCAATCAATGGGGCCGCTTTTTTCATTAGAACACTTGCGACTTTAATTACATTTTTCCCTGCACCGGTTGAACCAAGCGATAACTTATTCACCGTCTGCTGCTCTATACATGTAACCAACGCTATTAACGGCTCGGCTGTATAGTCTGTTTCCCAGGCATTAAAAAAAATGCAGACATGCTCCCTTCCCAAATCCTCCTTCCATTTATTCAAAAAGAAAGACTTCCCAGCCCCCCAAGGAGAATTAACATTCAGCACTTTTATATGCGGATTGGCGAGAAGGTAAGATGTTAAAAATTTGGCACTGGGTTGGCGATCCATGAGATCACCAACCCATATATCATTCGAATCCATGGATCATTTACTCCTGTAAAAACTTAAGAAGCCCGACACTGTGCCGGGCTGTATTTTAGGAAATATGCATGAGGACATTAATGAACCGTAATATGTCCTTTTTTGATCCTCATCAAGCAATCTATATAGCTTCACAAGCTTCCGTTCACGCTCATTCAGTTCAGACCCTTCAATTGCTTCAGATTGATCGACGTTTACCTTTTTCATCACCGACATGTGTCACTCCATTCAACACGTTCGGGCGCCCGGTACCAACATCGGCACCAACCAAAGCACCCGGGGAGTGCGTCATTCTCAGCATGTTTCGGTGTGTCACCAGCCCATCGGAAAAAAACTTTATTGCAAATTACGCCCCGCTGCAGAGCGCCTGAGCACGTTGCACGATATCGCTGTAGTCCATCTTTATGGATGGCATCGTTGGATTGGGTTTGGTGATGTCCTGCCCGTCCGACCAACCACGGTCACTTGCCTGACTCCGTGCACTACCGCTCAATGCATAGACGGTACCATCAGAGGTTCGGGCCAATGCCTTGGGCGACGGTCCGAAGCACAGCAGGTCAACGCTATCGACCGTAAACGGCCAAGCGTCTCCGTAGTCCTTGCTCGATACCTTCTGGCTTTTCTCCTTAGCACCACACACGCCCGAAACGAGCACCGCCATAACCATCACCGATAACGTCATCCTTTTCATGTCCCAACTCCTTATTTTTTCAACGTAAAAGCCCTGAGAAGGCGCATCACCGCGCCCTTATCCTCATTGTCCAGGCTGCGCACGTGCATCACGATTTCCAAGTCATCGTCGGACAGCTGATCTTCACCCACAGATGAGCGCTGGCCGGTCACCACGTAACGGACATCCACCCCTTGTTCAGCAACTGCTGCCAGGTAACTGGCATCCGGGCTGCGCTCGCCCTTCTCATAGTTGTACTGGCTGTTTTTAGAGGCACCAGCCTTCGCCGCGAACTCGGTCTGATTAAAACCCAAGCGCTCACGTTCTTCTTTAAGGCGATCACCAATTCCCACAAACGTCTCCACGACGAGTTGACATTCCCACAATCATGGGAAATACTTCGCCTGTCATCACACGAAATCACACGAAACGAGACTATGCCGAACGCATACCCCACGGAGCAAGCTTGCCAAAAGGCACGTGAGCGACTCGCGCATCAAGGCCTCTCTGCCAAAGACTGGGCCGATCAGCACAACTTGACCCCCTCAACGGTGTACGCCGTGTTGAACGGACAGAAGAAATGTCTGCGGGGCGAGTCCCACCGTGCTGCGGTGTTGCTCGGTATCAAAGACGGCGTCGTCACAAATTAGGCCCGTTGGCTCAGGTAGGAAACCAGAAGATGAAACGCTCAGTTCTAGCCAACCGCAAAGACGTAGTCAGCGCCGTCATTGCCGCTTACCCCGGGGGCCGGCACTACGCCGCGGCTGACCTTGGGATGCCGATCAAGAAGTTTGATAACCAGGCCTATGAGAGCGCCGGCAGCCGGCCGCTGAGCGACGAACATATCCATCGCCTCGAGCAAGTGGCTGGGACGTCATATCTCGCTGACTACATCACAGGCATGTATGGAGGCATGTTTGTACCGGTAGCGGTGCCTGGAACGCTGGATAACGTCGAGCTGTACAACCGTTCAGTAAGAGCGGCTGCCAAGCGCGGACTGGTTGACCAGATCATCGCCCAAGCGCTGGACGACGGTGTCATTGAGGCTGGCGAGGCTGAGGTGATCGTCTCCGCTCTGATGAAATACATGTCCGCCCGCTACGCCGAAGTGCTAGCGACCATCCAACTGCACGGCCGGGGGTTCGCTGGGTGAGCACCTACAAACTTGTCTGCCCTCACTGCCTGGGCCGCATGCGTATCCGCACCAGCGAAGGCACGCACATCTTCCTGCGGGTGGCCTACCTGCAATGCACCAACGAGGCCTGTGGCTGGTCGGTGCGAGCTGAATTCGAAATGACTCATGAAATGAGCCCCAGCGGCATGGCTAACCCCTCCGTGAAGCTCCCTATCGCCGACATCGCCTTGCGCCGCGCCGCGATGAAGTCCGCCAACGATCAACCCGACCTGCTCGACCAAATGGAAATGGAGTGTGCGCAATGAACCATGAACAGCTTGACCACGATTATCGCAGCAGCATGCAACGTGCCGCATTCGCCTACCTGGAACGGCACGAAGCGCAGCACCTGGTGGATTCAGACCTGCTGTATGAAAACTGCGTTCGGCACATGACCACCGCATTGGAAGTACCAGTTTTCATGGCACAGCAACTGGTGCACAACGCCTGGACTGAATTGCAGATCATCAACAAACGCAAGTGGATCGGCGTGGACTGGGGCTCCAGCCCTGGCAGCACCGTCGTCCATTTGATCGACACCCGGGCGGACCTTCGCTACCCGGTCCCGGCAAGGCTGCTACCACAGACGATGCTGGCCCAGCGCGATGCCGCGCTGAAGCAACAACCTCAGTAACCCCCCTTTAAACAACCCGCCCTACCCCGCTTCCCGTGGGTTTGGGTGAGCTTTGCCCGAAATCCGAGGTGGACCATGGAAATCGACGTCGCCATCACCGCAAAACTGCCCCGCGAAGAGGCCGAAGCGCTGCTCCAAGCGCTACGGAATCAGTACGCCCAGCAGTTTAACGAGCATTGGTACGACGACCGCTTTCGCATGATCCCCGAGGGTTTGAGGCATGGCTCGTTGCTCGCGGCCTTCCCGGTAATGGCCGCGCAAAAACGCCTGATTGGCGCCCTTAAACACAGTCTCGGCGAAGTGAAGTAAGCCCCGATGAATAAGCGACTCGACATCACCCATGGCGCGCACGCCTTTATACGCAAGCCCATGGAACACCAATTGCGCGCTGACGTGCTTCAGCGCCTTGAGTCCGATTACGGCCTGCAACATATGGCCGGCACGCATTACATGCGCAAAGGCACATGCCCACAGTGCAACCAAAAGCGCTTGTTTTCTCGCCACGATGAGCCCTGGTTTATTCGCTGCGGCCGAGAGGAAAAGTGCCGGTACCAGGCCCCAGTAAAAGAGCTGTACCCCGACCTGTTTGACGATTGGAGCAAGCGTGCGCCAGCCACCAATGACCAGCCAACCGCCACTGCAAAGGCGTACCTGGCCTTTGCTCGCGGCTTCCGTCTTGAACTGATTGAAGGCTGGTACACCCAGGAAAGTTATTTTGACCGCGACCTAAATATCGGCTCGGCCACGGTGCGGTTCCCTCTCGAACACGGCGGTTATTGGGAACGCTTGATTGACCAGCCCTCGCGCTTTGGTAAGAAGAAAGCCCGTTTCCAACCCAAGCAAAGCTACAAGGGCTACTGGTGGTGCCCACCTTGTGTTGATGTCCTTCAGGTTGATGAACTGTGGATTGTCGAAGGCATTTTCGACGCAATAGCGCTCATCCATAACGGCATTTCTGCGGTCGCCGCGCTGTCCTCGAATGCATTCCCTGAAGAATCGCTCAAGACATTGATCGCGGACTGTGAAGGAAAGCCGCCCAAGTTGGTTTGGGCGTTGGACAACGAGCCTGGCGCGCAGAAATACACCCGGTCATGGGTCAAGCAAGCGCGGGAGTTGGGCTTTGTTTGTGAGGCCGCCCAGATCCCGCAGCCCGACAACCGTAAGGTTGATTGGAACGACCTGCATCAGCGCTGGGCATTTTTGGACGATGACGAGGCACGAGCGCAGCGGATCGAAAAAGACCTCAAAGAAGCCAGGCACCACGGCGCGCTGCTGATTGCCGAAAGCGCCAGCGACAAAGCCCTGCTCATGTACCAGTGGCGCGAGCGGGAAGAGTTTCATTTCTGTTTCGACTCGCGCTTGTACTGGTGGAAGTTGGACATATCCAAATTCAACAGTGCCAAACAGGCACTCGATGACAGCGACAAGCAGGAAGACCAACTGCTCAACGAAAAGGCCATCCGCGAAAAGGCGCTGCGCATGTCCGGCTGCGTGGTCGAGATCGCGAATTGCTATCCCAAGGCACTGTATTTCCAGCGCAACGAGATAACCGACGAGTCCTGGTATTTCTTCCGCGTCGATTTCCCACACGACGGCGGCTCAGTGAAAAACACCTTCACCGGCGGCCAGGTCGCTGCTGCCAGTGAGTTCAAGAAAAGGCTTCTTGGCATGGGCGCCGGGGCGGTGTTCACCGGCAGCGGACAGCAGTTGGACAAAATCATGAAGGACCAACTGTTCGGCATCAAAACCGTCCAGACCATCGACTACGTCGGCTACAGCCGGGAGTACGGCTGCTACGTGTTCAACGACGTGGCCGTTCGTGAAGGGCAACTGATCAATATCAACGAGGAAGAGTTCTTCGAAATGGGCAAGCTGAAACTCAAAAGCTTGCAGAAAGGCGTGAAGATCCAGCTGACCAAGGATGCCAAAAACTACGACCCGCGCTGGCTGGATCTGCTCTGGCAATGCTTTGGTACCCAGGGAATCGTCGCCCTGACGTTTTGGTTCGGCTCGCTGTTCGCCGAACAAATCCGTCATCGCTACCAATCGTTCCCGTTCCTTGAGGCTACCGGTGAAGCCGGCGCCGGCAAGACGACCTTGCTGACGTTGTTATGGAAGCTACTCGGCCGTGATGGGTATGAGGGCTTCGACCCTTCCAAATCCACCAAGGCCGGCCGCAGCCGCTTGATGGGTCAGGTGTCTGGCATGCCTATCGTGTTGTTGGAATCCGACCGAAGCGGCGAAGACAAGGCGCACGCCAAAACTTTCGAATGGGATGAACTGAAGGATTACTACGGCGGCGGCACGCTGGCGACCAAAGGTGTTAAAACCGCCGGCAACGAGACGTATGAGCCGCCCTTTCGGGGAACGATCGCCATCAGTCAGAACGCGCCGGTAGTGGCCTCCGAAGCGATCATGACCCGGATCGTCAAACTGCACTTCGTGCGACCGAACGTGACCCCGGAGAGCCGCACTGCTGCGGACTTACTCAACGCTTTGGAAGGCGCGACGCTGAGCAACTTCGTGTTGCAAGCCGTGCGCAAAGAAGCCGACGTCATGGAGCTGTTCGCACAGCGCCTACCCGGCTACGAAGCGAAACTCCGCTGCCTGCACTCGCACTGCTTCGCTTGCGATACCCCTTTCAAAGACGAGCAAAGCGACTGTGCCCATTGCGGCAACAAGCTACGCGGCTACATCCGTGTCGAGCGTATCAACAAGAACCACGCCCAACTGCTCGCTTTGCTCGACTGCCTGAGGATGGTGGTTTCGCTCACCGATGCACAGGTCAGCAACACCCGCACCCAGATCATTCGCATGGCGATAGAGCGCCAGGCCTCCATCAGCTCAGACCATCCGGTCGTGGCCGAATTTTGGGAGGTTTACGAGTACCTGGAAGGTCTCGACGCCGATGGCCCCGTGGTCAATCACAGCAAGAAAGACAACATCATCGCCATCAACCTCAACGACTTCGTGAAGTGCGCCGCCGAGCATCGCCAGAAAATCGCTGATGTCAGTGAGCTGCGCGAGCGGCTGAAGGACTCCCGCTCTCGGAAGCTGATCGACATCAACAAGGCGACGGACAGCGCGGTACGGGCTTACCAGGCCAAGAACAGCAACGCGGTTATCACCAAGCAGCCCATCGTGAAGTGTTGGCACTTCCAGGCCTGACCATTCGACAGCAACACACATCAGGCGCGGCAACGCCTGCCATTCAAGGAGAAGCACCATGCAAAACGAAACTATCAAAGATGCTTTTGACGAGTTGTTCCAGTACCAGGCCGAGCGTCCGGCCATACGCAAAGCGGGCGTTGAAGCGCTGGTTCGCTTGCTGCCAGTCGCCCAGCGCGACACCGGGCAAAGTGGGGTCGTCGGGCGCTTTTTGCTCGGTTTGTACAACGGCCCTGCACATCCGTTTGACCTGACCGAGCTGCGTAGCCTCGATGCTGGCCTGTTTGACGACTGCATAGCTGTCCTTCGGCTGGATAACAGCCCCGAGCAAGAGGTTCACACCTACTTCCCAGACGGCGATGCGATCTGGCAGGACCTGCGTAGGGCCTGGGCATGAAGTGGGCAGTGAAACGCAACAGAGACGGGCAAATGCAGCAGAACTGCTGGATCACCGACAGCGGCTACACCGTGGCCGAGTGCCGGTTGCCTGAAGCGCGGTACCCCATCACTCGCCCAGGCGCCGACCTGCCTTTCGCTTATGCAAAAGACAGGGACGAAGTCATAGCGATCATCAAGCAAGACCAGGCCAGAACGGCCTGAAAAGACGGTGTCGAGGAGCGGCAACTCCCCGACACCTACCACCAAAGGAGAAGCACCATGCAAGCGAATCAAACCCAAGGTAGCGCCGCAGAGGCTACCACAACCTCGCTGAGTATCGGCGACACGGTCAGCTACGTGGCAATCAGTGGCGGTGGTCGCAGCTATCGCTTCAGTGCCCGCAAAGCTGTGATTGAAGAGATCAACGGCGACGTAGCCACATTGCGTAGCGCCAATGGACGCACCACCACCCAGCCGCTGAGCAAATTGACACCGGACGGCCAGCCCAACGCCCTGACGCGCATGCTCATGGGAGGGAAATAATTATGTCTGTCAGCCCAGCGAGGACACGGCCAGCCATGGCTAGTCAACGCCTCGACCTGCCCAGCCGCTGCGATATCTGTGGCAAAGCGCGCTCCACCCGCACGCACCAGGCCTGTAGTCGGATTCGCCAGAAGCGAAAAACGCTGGAGTGGGCAGCTTTCATGGCAGAGCGGGAAGCAATAAGACAAAACCAAACGCGTCGCTACGCACGCTGACAATCAAAAAAGGCGGAACGCGGGGAGCGGCAACTCCCCCACCGCTTACCAGGAGAAGCACCATGCAAGCACAAATGCCCCGTGGAGGCCATGCGAAGGTCCAGGCCAAGCTACGCAAGCTGATGGCCCTCGCAGAGCGTGGGGAAGGCGGCGAGAAGGAAAATGCGCAACGCATGCTCGATAACTTGTTAGCGCGTCACGGCTTAACCCTTGATGATTTAAACGAGGAGTGCCGAGAAATCCGCTGGTTTCCGATTCTGAATCGGTACGACCGAAAGCTCGCGGCGCAGATCATGTCCAAGGTCTGCGATACATGCGCTCCCAGCCTGTATACCAGCAAGAGCCGACCAAAAAAGGTCGGTGTGGAAGTTACACCGGCTGAGGCAATTGAGTTCGAACTTCACTTCGACACGTTGAGGAATGCGCTGGCCGCGCACTTCGACGAGGCCTTCTCCGCATTTGTACAGGCCAATCGATTGTTTCCCGCCACCTCATCAGGCAGCAGGGACATGGAACTGAGCGAAAGCGATATGCGGGTCGTCGCCATGGCTTCAGCGATAAGACCAACACCTGTCCGCCCCCGCCTTGAACGGAAGGGGAACGTATGACAGTCCTCCTGCTTTTGTACTTATGCAGCGACGCAACTCGTACTGACTGCCAGGTTCTGCCTGCGCAAAGCTGGCATGGGCCAGATGGCTATGAGCAATGCCTCGGCGCGGTGCCGGGCCTCACTCAGGCCTTGAGCGCACCGAACCGGGAACAGCATCGTTTTATTTGCGAGATCGAGACCGACAGTGCACAGCCGACGGGACATGCGGGCCGGCCGACGTTTATTCATCAATCGTTTCGGATGTGAGGGACATCATGAACACAGCCTTTATCCTGATGGCCCAGTACGACGGCCAGGCGATTATCTCGCTGGAGCAGGTTTGCCGGGACTACTTCACGCACCTGACGCCCGACATGTTTCAACGCAAGGTGATGAGTGGGCAAATCAAGATCCCGATCACTCGCCTGGAACGCAGCCAGAAGTCGGCCAAGGGGATCCATATCACCGACCTGGCTGCGTATCTCGATCTACAGCGCGCAGCCGCGGTTAAGGAGAACAACCAGCTCAACGGGTTAAAACACGCCGTTTGA